CCAGGGAGTCGCGCGCGGCCGCGCACATGATCAATGTTCCCGAAGGCACACCCGCCACGGCGATCGACAAGGGAGCGCTCGTGCAGCAGCTGCAGGAGGCGGGCGATGGGAACGCTGCCATCGAGCGCCGGCGGGCGAACCGCGAGAAGGTCGTCGATCAAATCACGCAACTACAGGCGCTGCATGCGAGCGCTGATGAGCGTTTCAATGTCTTCGCGACCGAGCGCCAGGCCACCTGCGACGCCCGGGTTGACGAACTGCTCGCGCAGATGGAGCAGTTGAAGGCTGCTATTGAGGCGACTCAGAAGACGGCGCGAGAGGAAGCCTTAAGGCGCAGCGCTGAAATTGCGGTCGAAGCCGTGAATGCACTCGATCAAGCAAACGAACTGCAGGCCAAGCTCGACGCGGCGGGTCCGCTGCCGCAGCCCATCGATACGCAGGCCTTGGCCGAGACCATCCGCCAGGCCGAGTTCGCCAATGAGGCGATCCTCAAGCTCCAGACGCGCGACAAGCACGTCAAGGTCGCCGAGCGCTACGAGGGGGAGGCGGCTGAGATCACGGCACGAATGGACGCGCGCGAGAAGGTCAAGCAGGACGCGATCGCCGCGGCGCAGCTGCCGGTCGCTGGCATCACCTTCGGCGATGGCGAGGTGTTCTTGGACGGCGTGCCGTTCGATCAGGCCTCGACCGCGCAGAAATTCCGGGTGGGTGTTGCGATCGCGGTCGCCAAGAACCCGACGCTGCGCCTGGTGTGGGTGCGCGATGCTTCGCTGCTCGATGACAAGAGCTACGAGATCATCAAGAACCTCGCGGAGGAATTTAATGCCCAAATACTTTTGGAGACAGTCAGAGCTATCGGGAAAGATGCAATCGTCCTGGAAGATGGCCATCTAAAAGACGTTGAGGTTGCGGAGGCGGCGGCATCATGAGGGGTGCCTGTCCAAGAACTCCGGAGGGGCGCATGGCAATCGCCGCGGCTAACGCACGCAAACGCAGCGATGCCACTGGCACGAGGTTCGGCCGCTTGACGGTCATTGGGATGACTATCCGCGGTCAACGGTCGTGGTGCCTCTGCCGATGTGATTGCGGCGGCGAGAGAACCATTCGATTGTCCTCTTTGCGTTCGGGCGACACGGAGTCGTGCGGCTGCATCGTATCGGAGACGGCACGGGCCACAAGCTTGCGCCACGGCGATTGCATCGGGAAACCGACAACGGAGTGGGTCGCCTGGAAGTCCATGCACCAGCGCTGCATCGACCCGAACTGCGAGAACTGGCCTCGCTACGGCGGCCGCGGCATCACCGTCTGCGAGCGTTGGCAGTCATTCGCCAACTTCCTCGCCAACATGGGTCGCAAGCCGAGCGCGGCCCACTCACTCGATCGTTACCCCGACAACGACGGCAACTATGAATCCGGCAATTGCCGCTGGGCCAGCGCTTCAGAACAGGCACGCAACAGGCGCCCACGCGCACGGAGAGCCGCATGATCGCAATTTTTTACGATACAGAAACGTCGGGGCTGCCGCTTTTCAGCGAGCCGAGCGAGGATCCGCGCCAGCCGCACATCGTGCAGCTCGCCGCCTGCTTAGTCGACCTCGAGACCCGCTCGACGATTGCGAGCATGGATGTGATCGTGCAGCCGCGCGGTTGGCATATCCCTGATGACGTCGCGGCCATCCATGGCATCACCACCGAGCGCGCGACGGACGTCGGCATCCCAGAATCGGTCGCTGTCGGCATGTTCATCGAGCTGTATCGATTCCGGCCGCGCATTGCGCACAACGAGGCTTTCGACGCTCGGATTTTGCGCATTGCATTAATTCGTCACGCGATCAATGCCGCCCTTCCGGATCTGTGGAAGGGGGGGGCAGCCATTTGCACCCAGGCGCTCTCGACGCCGATCCTGAAACTCCCGCCGACCGCGAAGATGATCGCCGCGGGCCGGCGCCATCACAAGAGCGCGAACTTGCGCGAGGCCTACTTGCACTTCACTGGGCAGGAGCTCGTCGGCGCCCACCAGGCCATGGTCGATGTGCAGGCCTGCATGGCGGTGTATTTCGCGATCGTCGAGCAGACGCGCCGCGCCGCGGCCGCGGTGTAGTTCGAATCTAAAAACCCAAGGGGATAACGCATGAGCCGATTTACGAAGGTGGGCGCCGACGGCGCAAAGCTGGCAGACGACGCTACCGACTGGGTCGCGGTGCTGGATAACACAACGGCGCTCATCTGGACGGTGAAGGAAACCAAACCGCAGCACCGAGACAGCCAGAATGCGAGGGCGGATAAGCCTCCTTCGCAGCGCGCTGAGATACTGAGTTCCCAAGCCGCCCCTGTGGCCAATCCATGACGAAGCCGCGCCACCTTCGAGGCCGTGCGGCCGGGTCGAAAGCGCTTGGGATAACAGCGTACTCGCCGGGCGATTACGCCTGGAATGTCAACTTCAACCACGGCAATGCCAACTGGAACAACCAGGACAACGACAATTACGTCCGCGCGGTGCGCGCCAGTGAGTATCAGGGTGCTGCAAGCTTTCGCGCCCTCCACACGGCATGGCGGCGCGCGCGACGCGGCAAGAAGCCGAGTCCCAACCAGCTTTCTTTCGATGCACAGTGGATCGATGGGCTGCTCGAAATCGAGAAGGCTCTACGCGCCGGCACGTGGCGGCCGCGGCCGACAACCTGTTTCATCGCCACGGCGCCTAAGGCGCGCGAGATCCACGCCCCGGACTTTGCCGATCGCATCGTGCATCACTGGATCGTGCCGCAGCTCGAGGCGATCTACGAGCAGACATTCATCTTCGACAGCTTCTCCAACCGTGTCGGCAAGGGCACGCACGCAGCCGTCGAGCGCCTGCAGGGGTTCATGCGGGAGGTCGAGAGCGGCCAGGGCGGCGGGTACTATCTGCAGCTCGACATCAAGAACTTCTTCAATCGCATCCACCGGCCGACGCTCTATAGACTGCTAAAGACTCGAATGGAGCGCCACGGGCTGTCAATAGACTGTCGCCGGGCCGTGCATGCGCTGCTGCGCCATTCACCCCTCGAGGCCGGTGTCACCTTCGCCTGCACGCCGGCGGAGCGCGATCGCGTCCCGCCGCACAAGCGCCTGGACCAGGCTCCGGCTGGCTGCGGCATTCCAATCGGCAATCTCTCGAGCCAGTTCTTCGCGAACGTCTACCTTGACAGGTTGGATCAATTCGTAAAGCGACGCTTGCGCGCGCCGCGGTACTTGCGGTACGTCGATGACTTCGTGCTGGTCCATGAGAGTCGCGAGCAGCTTGAGGTCTGGCAGGCCGCGATCGCAGCCTTCCTCCTTGAGGATCTCAAGCTCGAACTGAAGGCGGATATCAAGCTGCGCCCGCTCACCGCCGGCGCCGACTTTTTAGGCTACGTCATCTTCCCGACGCACAAGCTGGTGCGCCGGCGTGTGATCGGCCACTGCCAAATGAGGCTGCACGATTGGCAGCGCCGCCACGTGCGCGGCGATCGCGTGGTTGCAACCCGAGCTGACGGCGATCGCCTGAGATCCATCTGCTCCAGTTACGCAGGCCACTTCAAACACGCGAGCAGCTTCAAGGTCCGGCAGCGCATCGGGCGCCGATTTCCGTGGCTGCGCGAATTCCTATCAAGAGGGCAACACAATGACAATCGCAAATAGTGAAAGCGGCATCGGCATCCGAGCGCTCATGCTTGAGCAACTGCAGGTCTCGACCACCGCGGGGCAGACCGAGCGGCGCAAGCATTTCAACAAGGCCGAGCTCGAGGAGCTCGCCAAGTCGGTCAAGACCGTGGGCGTGCTCCAGCCCATCCTCGCCCGCCCGGTCAATGGGCACTTCGAGATCGTCTTTGGGGAGCGGCGCTTCATCGCGGCGAAACTCGCCGGCCTCACCGCGATCGACGTCTCCGTGCGCACTTTAAGCGATGAGCAGGTGCTCGAGGTGCAGCTCATCGAGAACCTGCAGCGCGAAGGACTGCATCCGCTCGCCGAGGCGGAAGGCTATGAGCAGCTGCAGAAGTATGGCCACTCCGCTGAGGAGATCGCCGACAAGCTCGGCAAGTCCAAGGCCTACGTCTACGGTCGCATGAAATTGCTGGCGCTGGGACCTGCGGCGCGCGAGGCCTTCTACCGCGGCGATCTCAACGCATCGACCGCGTTGCTGCTGGCGAGGATCCCGGTCGCCTCCGTCCAACGCGATGCGGTCGGAAAGATTACGAAGGGCCGCTATGACGACGCGCCGATGTCGTACCGCGATGCCCGGGACTATATAGAGCGCGAGTACATGCTGCGCCTGGGCGATGCGCCGTTCCCGACGGGCAATGCCGAGCTGCTGCCGAAGGCCGGCGCCTGCGGCCCGTGCCCGAAACGCACGGGAAATCAGGCTGAACTGTTCGCCGATGTCAAAAGCGCAGACGTCTGCACGGATCCGGTTTGCTTCAAATTGAAACGCGAGGCCTGGGCGAAGCTGCAGATCGTCCAGGCCAAGGAAGCCGGCCGCGAGGTCATCACGGGTGCCGAGGCGAAGAAGATCGCGGCATACGGCGATCAATCCTTCGCCGGCGGCTTTACGCGGCTCGATGCCAAGTGCTGGGATGATCCGAAGCACCGCACATACAAGCAGATCCTCGGCAAGGAGGCGGCGCCGGTGTTAGTGCAGCTGCCCAAGGGCGGCGACCTGGTCGAGCTCGTGCAGAAGAACGATGCGATCAAGAAGCTCAAGGCTGACGGCGTCATCAAGCCGCAAACTGGATCCGTACGCGTCGGCAGCTCAAAGAAGAAAGCCGATTCGATTGCCGAAAAGATCGACAATGAATTCCGGGAACTGGTGTTTCTAGCCATCCATGCCAAAGCGCCGAAAAAGCTGTCTCACGCCATTCTCGTCAAGCTGGTCGACCACGAACTCGATGCGATCGCCCCCACCGAAACTCTTCAAAAAGCGTGGGGGTTCAAAGACTTCGGATTGAAGGCAATCGAGAAACTTAATGAAGGACAGCTGCAGCAGCTTCTCTTCGAGATTCAGTTGCTCGACAGCATGGAATTCGCAGGCACGCCTGAGCTAGTGAAGGCGGCGAAGGAACTCGGCGTCGACGTCAAGAAGATCCGCGCCGAACTCACCGCCGCGGCCAAGCCCGCGAAGAAGAAAGCCAAGGCGAAGAAATGAGCATCACGACCATTTATAAATGCGATCGCTGCGGGGCTGAGGCCTCGACCAATGAGCACATGTACATCGTCGAAGTGCGCTTCAGCAGCGTCGCACAGCAGTATCGCTTTTCAGCTGAGATGCAAGTTGCCAAGAAGATCGACTGCTGCAAGCCATGCGCGCAGGCACTTGCCCTGGTCAAAATGCCCGAGCGCCCCAAGGGCGCGGACCCCGCACCGGCCGAGCTCACCTTCGAGGAGCTCGTGCGCGAGATCATCCGCGAAGAAGTCGCGGTCGCGATCAATCCCTAATGCCGATCCGCCCCGAAAACATTGCTCGCTACCCGGCCGACTGGCAGCAGATCCGGGAGCGGATCCGCAAGCGCGCCGGTAACCAATGCGAGGACTGTGGGGTTGCGAACTATGCGCTCGGCGGGCGCCTGCGCGACGGCACTTGGTATAAGGCACTCCCTCTCGGGACCAACGGCCTGGCGCTGCAGTGGCCAGCGCAAGGGCAATGGTCATGGTGCGAGCGCAATCAGCACCACATGATGCTGCGCATCGTGCGGATCGTCTGCACCACCGCGCACCTCGATCACGTTCCGGAGCATTGCTGGGATGACAACCTGCGTTTCTGGTGCCAGCGCTGCCATCTGCGTTACGACCACGCAGAGCACCAGCGCCACGCCTACGAGACCCGCCGCGCCGGCCGCGCGATCGAGATGTTCCCCACACAGGAGTCAACAGCTCCATGAAATTCAAGAAAGGCGATCTGGTTAGGATCGTGGCCGTCGATGCGAGCTCGCACCCGCACGCCGGGAAGATCGCACTCGTAACCGGCCATTGCGTCTGCTTCTGCTCTGCGCTATCGATGCTGCCGTTCTACCGCCTCGAGGGGCTGCGGGCGTGCTGCCGGGAAGATACGCTGCGCTTGATCGGCGGCGATCGCGCTGATTCGGATGTTGTGGAAACTCGCGATGAACCGGTGGCGGCATGAACGGTCGCCCCTGGACCAAGCGCGAGATTGCCATCATCCGCCGCGACTACCCGCGCAAGGTGACGAAGATCATTGCCGCTGATCTTGGGCGGCCATTGAGCGGCGTATATAAAACAGCCAACGATCTGGGCGTGAAAAAAAGCGTCGCATTCCTAGCGAGCTCTGAATCTGGGCGGCTCACCAAACTCAGCGCCGCCGGCGTCGCCTACCGGTATCCGAAAGGCCATGTCCCGGCAAACGCAGGCCTGCGCCGCCCGGGCTGGTCGGCAGGTCGCATGCGCGAGACGCAGTTCAAGAAAGGGCGACCGGCATGCGAGTCGAGGAATTACAAGCCGATCGGCAGCTACCGAATCAATGCCGACGGCTATCTAGATCGCAAGCTATCTGATGTCGGCCTGCCTCAGCGAAGATGGGCATGCGTGCATCGCCTCGTCTGGATCAAAGCGAACGGGCCGATCCCTGAAGGATATGCCGTTGCGTTCAAGGCTGGCCGCGCGACGACCGATCTTGACAAGATAACCATCGATGCGCTGGAACTCGTCTCACGCCCCGAGCTCATGCGCCGAAACAGCTATCACACGAATTATCCGAAGCCGATCAGGCGATTGATCCAGCTGCGCGGCGCCGTACAACGGCAGATCAACAAACGCACCAAGGGGGAATGCCATCAAAAATAAGATAGAGGATCTGCGCGACCATTTGTTTGCCACGCTCGAGGCGCTGCGCGACGCCGACAAGCCCATGGACATCGATCGCGCCAAGGCGATATCGATGGTGGCCAATACGATCATCGAGTCCGCTAAGGTCGAGCATAAGTTCCTCGAGCTCACGGGAGGCGACGGCACTGGATTCGTGCCGAAGCCGAAACTCGAGGCCCCCGCCGGCGGCAACGTGGCGAGACTTCCGAGAGCGCGCTCGTGACCGCATCGGACCGTCTGCGCATCGAAGATCTCGCCGCCAAGGGATTTAGCTGCGGCCGCATTGCGAAGCTCATCAATCGCCACACGTCAACGGTGAAGTGGTTCATGTACTGCAATGGCCTGTCCGCGCCAAAGAAGCTCGAACTGCCGAAGATGTACGTGCGCCGCGGCGTTCGCGTGCACCGCTTTACCGACGAAGAGGATGTCTTCATCGAGGCGCTGCGGATCCAGAGCTTCACGCCCGAAGAGATCGCCAAGCATGCAGCCGCCCGGTTCGGCACCGAGCGCAAACACCATTCGATTCGCTGCAGGCTGAAAATGCTCGCCGCCCGGGAGATCGGAGAATGAGCAAGCTGCCAATCCCGCCAGACGCGCTGTCTCAGCACGTCATCGTTCTCGGCAAAACGCGATCCGGGAAAAGCAGCAAGGTCCGCGTGCTCGTCGAGTGGCTGCTCGCGAACAAAAAGCGCGTCGTCATTCTGACGCCAAAGGACGATTGGTGGGGGCTCAAGGCCTCTGCTGACGGCAAGCAAGAAGGCTATCCGATCGTCATCTTCGGCGGAAAGCACGAAGATCTGCCCTTCAATCCGCGCGCAGGCGCGCAGGTCGCCGAACTCATAGCAACCGGAAATCGGCCGTGTCTCATCACCTTTGCCCGGCAAAAGCCGTCTGATCGAACGCGGTTCTACAACGATTTCATGGAGGGACTGTTCAAGTTTCATCAGGGCGAGCTCTACGTCGTCATTGACGAAGTCCACAACTTCGCGCCCAAGGGTAAGGTTTTCAGCCCGGACGCCGGCATGATGATTCACTGGTCGAACACGCTGGCCAGCGAAGGCCAGGGCCAGGGCCTCATCATGATCGCCGCCTCGCAGCGACCGCAGAAGGTTCATAACGACCTTCTAACTTCTTGCGAGACGTTGATCGCTTGCCGCGTCATCCATAAGGCCGATCGCGACGCCAACAAAGATTGGATCGACGGTTGCGCCGATCCTCAAGTCGGCCGCGACCTGCTCGCCGATCTCGCGAGCATGGACAGATCCGACGCTTGGTGCTGGTCGCCTGAAATAGGTTTCGGACCGAAACGAATCAGCTGGCCGATGTTCGAGACGTTCGACTCCTTCAAGCCGCAAACGGGCGCCGCGCCGGCGAAGCTCAAAGGCTGGGCAGACGTCGACCTCGACGAGGTCAAGTCTAAGCTGCAAGCAGTGGTCAAAGAGGCGGAGGCCAACGATCCCGCCGCGCTCAAAAAGCAGATCGCGGAGCTGCAGCGGCAGATCAAGGCGACGCCGGCGGCCGCGGTTGCGCAACCAATCGATGGCGCTGAATATTATCGGTCCGGGTATAACGACGGGCGCGATCGCGGATGGAAGGACTGTGCGGACCTCGCGCGGCCGTACCTGACCGGCCTGGTCGACCATAACGAATCGTTTCTCGACAAGGTCGAGCACATCGTCAAGCTGGTGACCTCGACGCCGAAGTTCCACGGCGCGGCGCCGACGAAAGTCCCGCACAGCGCAGCGCCTAAAACGGGATTAAACGGCTTAAAACAGGTTAAAACGTCACCGACGAAAGTCCCACATAACGGCGAGGCAGGTCTCGACATTAGCCGACCGCAGCAGAAGATCCTCGATCAGCTGGCATGGCTCGAATCGATGGATATCTATCCGGCGCCGAAGGAAACGCTCGCCGCGGTCTGCCGCGTGAGCCCGAGCTCGAGCTCCTACGCCAATAACTTAGGCGCCCTTCGTACCGCGGGCCTGCTCGACAAAGGTGGTGGCGGCTTCGTAAGCTTCACTGACAGCGGCCGCGCTGCCGCGTCTGCGCCGCCGGAGACCGGGCAGCCGGTGCACGAGCACTGGTTTGAGATCGTCTCCAAGCCGCAGCGCTTGATCCTTGAGACGCTGGTCAAGCACCACGCCGAGCCGATCGCCAAGGACATGCTCGCCGAGGAGATCGGAGTGTCGAGCTCGAGCAGCTCGTTCGCCAACAACTTAGGCGCGCTGCGTACGTTGGGCGCGATCGACTATCCATCCGCCGGCATGGTGCATCTCACGCGGTACGTGATGCCGTGAGCACCCCGAAGACCATCACCATTGATCTGACGCCGACCCAGCAGCTCTCGCTTCACGAACATTTCAAGCACGTGGCGAGCGAAGCGGACGCCGGCAGACGCGGCATGCTGGTTGCGCAAATTCAATACGAGCAGCGCGGCGGCCGGGCGTATATGCACGTCGGTTTCATCGAGGAGGAGCGCGCGAAGCTCCTGGAGACGAAGGCATGATCCCGGTGCAGTTCCCCGAATCTAACGCCGTGCTAGCGCGCGATCAGGGCGAGTACGAGCCGCTCCCTATCTATCACTTCGGCGATGTCGAGGGGCGCATTGCATGCTGCTTTCGACTGTCGGACGCGGAGATCGAGGAGATTCAGCGCACTCGAACTCTGTGGGTGCAGCAGCTCACCTTCGGGCGCCGCTTTCAACCGATCGGCCTGTCGACACAGCGCCCCGATGATTTACCTACTCAACCACAGGAGTCGAAGAATGGCCGAGAAATTTGAGGCATGGGGATTGGTCGAGCTCATGGGGCACCAGCGTGTCGCGGGGCGTATCACCGAGGAAGTCGTGGGCGGTGCGAATCTGCTGCGCGTCGACATCCCGATCGATGCCGAGAAGTTTCGCACCGCCTACTACGGGGCGAGCGCGATCTATGCGCTGCATGTGACCGAGGAAGCCGTGGCGCGCGGCATGTGCGCGAAGATGGACAAGCGTCCACCGTACGCCTACGTGCTCGAGCCGAGCCAACCATCGCTCGCGGCCGCCGCGGACAGCGCCCGTCGCGAATATGACGACGATGGGAATCAGACGTGGTGAAATTTCGGTGCATGCTCGGCGATCGCTTCATCAACGTCGAGGCAGACTCGATGGAAGCCGCCCAGGAGCAGGCCTTCGCGAAGACGGTGCGGGACCTGTCGCCGGCGGACTTCACGGCCTGGGAGACTGGGCCGCAGGATGAGTGGGCCGCTGCAGAGGACATCCAATGAAGCGCAGCTTCCTCGTCATCCACGTCATGCAAGACGGCACCGAGGAGCGCTACGAAATCACGGCGCGAAACTATCGCACCTGCTGGCGCAATCGCGTCGAGCACGCCATGCGCCTGGAAACCACGCGCTCGATCGTGATCCACGAGTTGGCGGCCGACACAGGAGAAGAGCATGGAGCTTGAGACCTTCGAGCAGCGCCAGGCCTACATCGATAAGTGCTGGCTCGAGATCCGCGAGGCCGAGGCGCGTGTCGCCCGACAGAATGCCCTGATGGAGCAATTCAACGCGACGCTGCAGGCTTTCTGGACGCAGTACAACGCGGAAATAACGATGCTGATCTATCGCGGCATGTTCGATCCCACGTTCTGCAAACCTAGCGACACCCCAGGAGAGCCTAAGTGAAATTCCGCAAAAGCCCGGTCGTAATCGAGGCGTATCAGATCCCGGTGAATCGCGACCACACAACCGAGATGCCGCCTGCGTGGCTCCTGAAAGCGATCATGGACGCGGTGGTCGTTGCCGACCCGACGACAGGCTGCGTTCACATCAAGACGCTCGAAGGCGAGATGGTTGGCAACCCTGGCGACTGGATCATCAAGGGCGTCAAGAACGAGCTGTACCCGTGCAAGCCGGACATTTTCGCCGCCAGCTACGAAGTCTATGGAACAACGGAATGATCGTTATATCGTTATTAAAGGTCACGGCGGAATGAGTGATCAGGAAGTCGACGAGGATCTGGCCATTGACCTGCGCGTGTATGGAACCTGCTACTGGAAGATCGTAGACGGCCACAAGGTGCGGATCCACCCGCGCGACATTCGCTACATCAAGGGCGAGCCGCGAGACAGCACGAACACGGTAGCCAGCAGTGCCACACGCTCCACTAGTGATGGGGGGACCGAGCATGGGCGATAACCGCGCCGCCTCCGTGCTGGTCGAGTGCGCGAAGTGCGGCCAGCGCTTTCAGGGCATCGTATCGGCCTTGACGCGCAAGGCCTGTCCGTTCTGCGGCGGGGAGTTGAAACCGGTGGAACCGAAAGCGAAGGAGCCGCGCTGATGCCCTACGACGTGCGCGTACGCATGTCGGGCGGCAATGTCGCCTGGCTTCGCATGGCCGGCCGGCTATGCGATTGGAAAATGGAGCGATACGCGTCGCGTGACGCTAGCATAAAGACAGGCGCTCGCCGCAAGTCGGTCACCTGTGATGAGCCGCTGTGCGACAGTTGCACATACTCGCCGGCGCCGAATAAGGATCTGTGTCCGACTCACGCGGCGCAGTGGAAGGCGCGGACGGAGGCGCCGGCGTGACCCACCGCCATTTCCTCATCGTCGTCGGCCGCTGGAAGCTGGAGAACTGGCACCTGTATTGCCTGCGGCCGCACCAAAACCGCAGCGGCCGGGCGCGCTGGACCATGTGGGATCGCGTGCTGTGAAGTGGGTAACGATCAAAAAGGCTGCCGAATTATCGGGTTACACCGAAAAGGCGATCGAGGCGAAACGAGCCGACGGCACCTGGCTGGAGAACGTCGTATGGATAAAAGCCCCGGATGGCCGTATCTTGATCTCAACGGAGGGGATCGACGCATGGGCAGAGGGTCGGGCGTGCGCGCCGCAAGCAGAACCTCAATCGAGATAACGTTCGAATATCGCAGCGTCCGCTGCCGCCAAAAGCTCAAGCTCCCACCCAACCCGGCAAACCTCAAATACGCGCAACGCCTCAAGGCGACAATCGAGCACGAGATCGAGACAGGCCTGTTCGACTACGCCAAGCATTTCCCGCGCAGCCCTCGCGCCAAGCTATTCGCCAAAGTGCCGGCGACAGTCGTCACCGTCGGCGAGCTGCTCACCGAATGGCTGGCCTCAGTTCAACGCAAGCTCGAGCCTGAGACCTATGATCTCTATGGGCGCTACGTCCGCACGACCTGGCGGCCGCGTTTCGGCAAGTTGCTACTCGCCGACTTGACGGCGGCACGCCTCGAGGAGTGGATCGGCGAGCAGACGACGACGCGCAAACGCATCTTGAATCTGCTGACGCCGCTGCGCCAGGCGCTTAGGTTCGCCGTGCATCCGCAGAAGTATCTGACCGTCGATCCGATTGCGAAGATCAAGATCGAGAGGCCGGCCGGCATAAAGAAGTCCCCGATCGACCCGTTCTCCATCGCGGAGATCGACGCGATCCTCGCCGTGCTCGATCCGCCGAGAGCCAACATGGTGCAGTTCTGGGTGTGGACGGGACTGCGCGAAGGTGAGCTCATCGCCCTGACGTGGAATGATATCGACGCCGATCGCGGTACGGCCAGCATCACGAAGTCCGCCCGCGGCCGTCGGCGCAAGGCTCCGAAGACTCAGGCGGGATTGCGCGACGTCAAATTGCTGCCGCCCGCATTAGAAGCCTTAGGGCGGCAGAAGGCACTGACCCGACTCCTACACCGGGAGATCTTTTTAGACCCAGGCGCACCCGTCCGGTATCGCGACGCCGGCGGAAAATGGCACACGCCGACCGGCGACGTCGAGCGCAAGCCGGAGACCGTCAACCAGCCGTGGAAGAGCGACAAGGATATTCGCAAGTGGTGGCGGCAGGCATGCGTGGCGGCCGGCGTGCGCTATCGATTCCCTCGGCAGCTGCGCCACACCTACGCGTCGTGGATGCTCAAGTTCCGCGAGGAGCCGCTGTGGATCTCGCAGCAGATGGGCCACGCCAACGTCTCGGAAACGCTGGAGACCTACGCCAAATACATTCCGAGCATGAGTCCGGACGCCGGAATGGGCGCGTACGCCGCAATTATGGCGTCGAAAAAGGACACGATTGGGACGCGGTCGTGAGCAAGTCATTGTTTTCAAAGCCGAGGGTCAAGGGTTCGAATCCCTCAGCCGGCACCAATTGGACGCCCGAAAAGCGGATTTCAGGCCGCGAGCACCCCGTCAGGTCCCGTAGGATACGGTGGGTTGGGCCACGATTAGGACACGATTTGGAGGGGGTGAAATATGGCGGTTAAGCGATACAGTCCGTACATCACCGATCCCGACCTCGTGACGCTCACCGTGGAGGCGAAGCTAGGCGAGCATCCGCAGGGCAAGTACGTGCTCGCCTCAGACTACGACGCACTCGCAGAACTGTTGAAGCTGGTTCTGAGCGATCCTGGCAACTGGCTGCATTCGGATCTGTTGGACAAGATAGAGGAGGTGGTGGGGGAAGCGGCGCCCTATCGCTCGATCGATGATTCGGGACTTGCGTCTACGGGCTAGCCTTCAGGTACGCGATGGTCGCCTCCGCCCGCGCAATGTCATCGAGAATGGCTTTGGCGCAATGGTCGACCTGGAATAGGCTCAGAAACCGATTGAGCCCAATCGCCCACCAGGGAGGCTTGGCGAGCCGCACCGCCTTGCCAACTTCGCTCGATATCGTGACCCCCGGCTCGCACCAGATCGCAGCTCCCAAAAACAGGTCGATGAACAGATCGAGCTTGTAGCCGAACGTCTTGCCGCGATTCTGGTGGACCAGGCCGAAGATGAGGTAGGCGAGCAGCAGGAGCCAGAAGTATCTCATTTCGGTAGATCCTTATCTTTGCTGGCGATCCAGTCGGCAATTTGTATGGTTAAGCCTTTCAGTCGATCGACCAGCACATCGAAGGTCTTGATCAGCCATTGGATGCGCTCCTTGATGGCGGTGAGCTGGCCGCGCATCTCATCGGCAAGATCGGTCACGCGTGTCTTTGTGGTCTCGGTGTCGTGCTGAATGGCGCCGACCGTATTTGAGACGTGCGCGCGCGTCAGCTCCTGTTGCTCTTTTACGAGGTCAATGATGCGCTCCGTGCCTTCCGGGTTTGGCGGCAACTCGGCGATTTGCTTGGAGAGCTTCTCGTGCGCGATGCGGCTGTCGCGCCGATGCGCGATGATGAGGGTGAGGATCGCGATGCTGATGAGCAGGATCACACAGACAATTCCTAGAGTTTCTCGCGCCATATCACTCACTTATCGCCTCCTGGCATGCGGAGGGGCTTCCGCCGCGTCTTCAATTCTCTCGCGCCATTGCCGCTGCCGGTCGACCTCACTTGCGATTCCATCGACTTTGGTGTTCATGACGGCCAGCTGCGTATCGATCTTATGGAGGATGTCGAGCTGCTGGCGAAGATCCGCGACCGACTTTTGGGACTCGGCACTCGATTCTTTGAGCTGGTGAATATCGTGTTGCGCATTGATGAGCCAGGTGACCGCGATCGCAAGGGCCGTGATGGCACTCCACAGCGCCGCCGGGGTGAGCCGCTCGCGCAACGCCCGTGGTAGCCACGCAAAGCCCGGGGCACGGCGCGCGAGGACGGCTGTGGTGGTTTCCCAGTCGTGGTTGTCGTCGTGCTCAGCCACGCGTCACTTATCTGCCGTCCATTTGCGGCCGTTGTCGATATAGAACTTGAGTGCCACGCCGAACAGGGCCGACAGCACGGTGACGATCGAGCAGGCGGCTGTAGCGTCCGCCGCCGTGCGCTGACCTGCCGGCAGGTGGATGTACCAATAGACGGTGGTCGTGTCGAGGGAGATCACCATGTGGGCGACCATGAAGATGATCGCGCGCGGCACGATGCGCCAGCTGTCGAAAACTTCAGCCCAGTCTAGCCACAGCTGTTTTGAGGCCAGCGCGCGCACGGCACCCTCGAAATCGGTTATGGCATCGACCTGAAGGTTCATCAGTCAAGGCCGGCGAGCACGCGCCAGTTCGGATGCTGCATGTGCGGCTCTTCGGGAAACGGGAACCCAGGCGTACCGGCCCATTCGAGCCCCGCGGCGACGCCCAACTTGCCAACCTGTTGCCATACGGGATCAGCGCCCTGCCAGTCCGGTTTGCCGCCGATCATCGGTACGATGTCGATCGCCAGCCCGTAGTTGTGCGCACTTTTTCCGGCTGGCGCATCCGTGACGACCCACCTGCGGCCGATCGGTGCGACCGTGCGTCCCTTCGCATACAGCGCAGCCTGCTCATCGTTCGACCGCAGTGTGCACGTGACCAAGACGTCGAGGCCGGCTGCCTCGCAAGCCGCCAGGAAAGCATCGACCTGCGGCCGGATCTCAGGGCGCAGATCATCGAGCTTGCGTGAGCTCACAACAAAAACCCCGCGACGAATCCGATGAGCCCTATCAAAAGGCTCATGGTCACCGCAACGCGAATGCGCACAAAGCCGACGGTTGAGGCCTGATCGCCGCCCAAGTTATCGACGACGGCTTGAAACTCATCGAGGGAACGCTGCGTATCGGTTCTCCCGGCATAGCGGCCGTGATGATCTTGATACAGCTCGTCTGGCGTCATGGTCATGCTGGCATCTCCCCCGGTGGCTGTGGCGGCGACGGAGCCTGCGGGGGTGCCACTGCATTCGTTGGCGCGCTCTGGGCTGGCTGCGGTGGCGCCAGCGGCTTTTGCGGCAGCTGCGGCGCGATCTCATCGAGCAGCGCCTGGTGCGGGGCCATGGCCATGTTCGCCAGTTGGTGAATCGTGGCGATGGCCCGGTCGGTAAGTTCGATGGTGTGGATGCGAGTGCCGTTGACGATTTTCATGGTCCTAGTAGTCCGTGGGTGGTGAGCGCAAGTTGTATGGCAGCGACGCGTTCGGCGAGCTGCGGAAGCGTGACGGCGGCGGTGTTGAACGCGGTGGCATTATCGAGCGTGCCGGTCCATGGGTTCCAGCCGGCATTGCGCGAGCCGACGACTTGGTTCGGACCCACCTGCAGGCCGCCGCTGGCGAGGAGGCGCGTGGCCAGAACATTCGCCACGAGATAATCGAGCCCCAAGAGCGGACCCTGTAGCACCAGCTTGTGATTTTGCGTCGATGGCCCGTCGAAAATGATCGGCTGATCGACCGCCATCTGATACGCAGCGGTATTGACCGTCGCGTGCGAGCAATCAAACGCGACAGTGGCAATCATGCCCTGCATAAACGAATAGCCATATCCCACGTTGGAATCGGCATTGCCGCCATTCTGGATGCGGTAGCCCCAATTCGCCTGCGCGGCAGCGCCTGCCTGGTCGAACTTACGGATAACCATATCGAGGCCGACGCGAGCGCCGCCGGGTGCAGCCTGGTCAGTGCCATTGACTGAGACATCGATTTCAACACCAACAGTCCCCTGCGGGGGGTTATTAACTGCATTGCGCTCAATCACTTCGAAGACCGCTGCCCAGGTGGGGCCGGTCGAGTATTTATTTCCCTGAGCGTAAAGCGCGGTGTTTTGCGCGCCGGTTGAAGAAGGGGTGAAGTTGTCGAGTTTGGCCAAGAATGCCCACTCGAAATTGCCGCCCTGGGGGCTCGTTTGCGTGTAAACCTCAACGCACGGAGTCACGAACCCAAAGGTTCCCCCGACCTGCGCCGAGATGCGCTGAAATAATACGTTCGGTGGCGAATCCACTGCGCCCGCGAACACGCAGCTTCCTAAGAAACTATCGAAGAGAGCCTGCGTGGGATTGGGTCCCAGGCCGAGGCGATCGGTAATTGCTGAGCTCATAGGGAAATTTCCTTGAGGGCAACGCTCGCGCTCTCGCCGTAGATACGGTCAGTGAGGGTCGAAGTCATTTATTGGTTCTCCAGAAATGAAAAACCCCGCTCGTTGGCGGGGCTTGTTCGTGTTTGATCAATGAGGCTGTCAATTCATCGCGAGTGCCGATTGGGCTCGATCCAGTAGCGCCGCGACGTCGCCTTTTTCCTTCTCCCACCCTTGAGAAGCGCCCGGGTCCCAGGCCTTGGAGAAATCTGGGGCTCTAGCAGGTGCGGCCTCATGCGGATCGTAGTACCACGACGCGTCTCGTTGAGTGATCGCTCTATTCTGCATCCGCTCCAAATAGCCGGGGCTCGCTGCTTCCTGCATGTCGTTGAATATCAGATGGTCCAACGCTGCCTTGAGATACCACGGGACGCCTAACATGCTTTTGGCGAATTGGATCAGTTTTGCACCCTCGTCGACCTTCTCGCCTTTGACCGTTTTGATGGCAGCACCGGCGGTGAGTTTAACCATCTGCTCCGCATCGGTGACAAGAGGACCGCCGAGTGCGGCGACCAAGGAGGTGTCGTGCGCGGTAACCTCGTTGTACAAAAATTCGCCGTACAGTCCTAGGCCACCACCTTTTGCCGCCGCGTGCGCCCAGAAGCGCCAGGAGGCCATATTCTCGGGGTCCTGGCCCTTGGCGAGATTGTTGAGCTGCAGCGCGGTTGCGCCCATGACAGTGCCGACGGTGAGCAGTCGCGCGACGTATTGCGCTCGGTCGGTACCGGTCGGCATCGTGCCGGCCCGCGCCCAGTGCTTGCCCACCATGGCAAAGGAGAAACCCTTGAAGAGCATCAGTGAACTGCCCAACTCGCCCAGATGAGTTCCCGGCGTGGTTCCAATCCTTTTGCTGACACGCTCTCGAATACCCTGCTCCATCACGGCCGCGCCGACCTCATCCATCACGTGACTTAAGAGTGCGGTTGAGGCGTTGCGACGCAGTTCGGTCGGATCCCCGAGTGCAGATAATTGCTCATCGGGAATCGCGTGGATGGATTTTGGCGTGATGACGGTATGCGCCGCAGTGCCCCAATCTTCCGTTTGCGCTAGCTGCCAGACCTTCCAATCCTCTTCGCTGACGCCCTTGGTCGCGAGAACGCCGTGATCATGCGGATCAAGATCGGCGAAGTTCTCGTGCTCGCGCGTCATCCTGCCGACGTAGGACATCAGCATCGAACCCATGGCGGCGCGCCGGGCATTCCACATAAAGTTCATGAACGCAGCTTTGAGCGTGAAGGCCGCCAGCTTGCCGGTTATCCTTGCCGCAGCTCCTGCCGCACCACCACCCCCGCCGCCGAAGTTCTCAGAGCCAAAGCGATTCACATGGTTGTCCATGACCTGAATTCCTAAGCTCGCGCCCAGCGCTGTGGCGCGATCTTTGGACGAGAACGGGTTTAAGTAGCGCAGTTGCCGAAATAGGCCACCCGCCCAGGGGACATGATTCGCAAACGCAGTGGCCGCCATGCCGCCTTCATCCGATAGCGCGGTTGCCGGCAGCATCACCAGATCCTTGAAGACTTCAAAGTTGCGTGCCGCCTGCCACCAGTCATGCACTCGCTGGTCAACGATCTGCGTGCGCCCAGCCACCGAATCGAACAGCGCCTGATTGAGGGCGTGTGCCTTGGAAATAACGCTATCCGACTCTGTCGGGAACTGGCGCTCCTCTTCAAGGCGTGTGCGGTCGTTGAAGTAGCCGAAGGTCTGCTCATCCTTCGGACCCCACGTCTCGGCGAGCGCGATGTCATTGGCCATTGCCTTGATGTGGCCGCGAAACGTGTCCCACAGTCCCTCACCTGAATATTTCGCGGCGTAGGCCATCGCAGACGCCGCATCCTTAAAAAACAGTACCCGATGCTGCCCGCCTTTATCGGAGCTGCCCTTAACGTAGCCGTTCTCGCCGGGCTCTTCCTTGTTGTGGCCATCGGTCGTGATGGTGTCGAACACGTGCGCTAGCGTGTTGTTCAACTGCTCATCGCTCATTCGAGTGCCGTCGGGATTCAAGTACATATCGCGGTTAAGCCATTGCGGCACATCTTTGATGTACTGCTCAATCCCAGCGTCTCCAACGCGATACTGGCTGTTGCTCTGCGGCTTGTGCCACGCCTCACCTAAACTGCCGCGCGCGCGGCCGGCGGCGTTCGAGCGTGACCGAAGTTCCTCAGCGACCTTATGAAACTCCGCGACTCCCTTCTTTGCCGCCTGGCTGCCGCTATCCTCGCCATAGGTTTCCTTCCAAATGGCGGCTTCTGCGTCTTTGCGTCCGAAGAGCCCCAAGAAGCGGCCCTTGTCGGCATTCCACAAATCGGTGAGCCGCCCCATCGCCTCACCGTAAATCGCATCAGACCGAGTGCTGGTGGACTCGATACCGTGCTGCTTCATATCGTGAGCCGCGAGCTGCCCGACGATCCGCAGTTTATCGCCCGCCTTATAGTCATCCGGGAGCGCGTCGAACTGCTGGGCCAACGTGCTGTCAATCCGATCATGCGCAGCGATATGCAGTTGGGTCTGACGCAATTTCTCCTGCACGTCCATCGTCTTTTTTACAATAGCGGCCTGCGCACCGGCGGCGAGCTGTTCGTCATGCGACATCGCCAGCCACGCGCCACGATCCTGCCGCGCAAGCAGGCGCATCTGCAGGCTCACTGCATCCTCGATGCCCTTAGCTTCGTTCTTGCGCAACGGCCGGCCGATAGCGTCCTCGACGGCCACAATGCATTCGTCTTTCACGCGCCCTTTCTCCCAAAGCAATTGGTTGCCGCGGTGACGGCTTTTTGGAAATCGGTGGTTTCTCTGGCGGCATCCTCTTCGGTCTGGCGCAGCAGATCCGCGGCCCGTGTGGGCTTGCCCTCATCGTTCGTGACTTTAAGGTCAGGGTGTTCTTGAAGCGCTTCGCGAACCTTATTGGCGAGCGGATCTACTTTGCCGCCAGCTTTTACGCTGGTAGCGTCGGCGCCGCCTGTGATGGATCCTGGCTCGCCGGCTGGATGTTCTGAGAGGCCAGCGCCCGTTTCAAGAGCACCGGATCTGTCTGCAGGTTCTGGTTCGCCTGATCGCCTTGCGCGTCCGCTGAGTCCTGCCCCTGAGTCGCTTTGGCCCCCTTGCTCTGCCGACGCGCGTTCACGAGCTTCGCTGCCTTGAGAAACTGGTGCGGACTCATCAACGAACTTCCGGATGGCTTGGAGGAATCCTGTACTGTCACCTGAGTGCTCCTTTACCAGCGATTCTACCCGGTCTGGATCTAATTCGAGCGCTCTTGCGACATAAGCTGTGCCGTGAACGTTGGGAGTCGTGGGCTCGCCCCCGGACGCCCGGATTTCGTCAGAAGTCGGGAAGTGCTCCTGGACGGCATAGCCCTCCTGCGCGGAGCGTATATTCGCACCTCGCGCAGGGCGCTCCATGAGGGGCCGACCGCCCTCCTCGCGAACCACCTGGAAGCCGAAACGCTCGTACCAGGAGCGCAGTTTGTCCGGTGTGATGCCTCCCTTGTCGAGGGGCTGTGCATCGAGCGTGAGGTTAACGCCATGTTCGTCGGCAAGCCGTGTCAGATTATCCATTGCAGCCGTACCGGCGCCGCTGCCTGGCTCTGTGGCACGGATATTGTCGATATGGACCGAACGCTCATCGAACGGGTCCGCCATCATGCGCACCTCGACGCCCTCGCGTGACTGAGCTTCTGCGGCACTGAGAAAGGACTCGGCGTTGCCGGATGGCGCAGATTCGCCAGTCGTTTCACGTGGAGCGGCAGGTACCTCAATCGGCACGTACTCGCGCGCAATCGTCTGCGCCTCGGCCTGGCGCACCTCGTCGATCGGCCTCGTGGCGAACTTCGCCTCATTGACTCCGGTCTGCGAGACGTCGTTGGGCTTCCCTTCGAGTAATTGCTCGTTCGAAACCTGGAGCGCGTCTTGATGCGCGTGGGTCGCGGTGGGGTCCACCGGCACGCCGACCGCCAGGTTGCGGTCATGCACCGCGAGATTCGTCACGAGCGCCGCATCGACCATGCCGGGTTCGGCCGCCGCCACCTTGACAGCTTTCGCCTCAGCGCCATGCAGATGCGCAATGCCGCCGAAAGCGGCGCCCAGCAACGTATCGGTGAGCAGCGCCGTGCTATCCCATATCTTCTGCTGCGCGGCCATCTCAGGGTAACCGTTCGCCTCAAGGATCTTGTGATCCGCATAGCGCGAGGCGAACCCTAAGCCGACTTGGGAGCCAGCACCCGTGAGTAGTTTCGCTGCGAGTGTTGAACCGAAGCCGCCCGGAATCAGCACGCCGGCCGCAGAGGTGATTGCGGTCACGCCGGCAGACTCCAAAGCCGTCGTTTGATCAACTCCCTGATCGGTCAAGTCATGATACGTGCCTGAGCCTTCGACGCCGCCGGTCAAGGCTGCAGCGCCGGGTATCCCTCCCGTAAGGCCGCCCACAGTGGCGAGATACGCGCCTTCGCCCAAGCCATGCACGATTCGCACCGCAGTTCCCGTCGTTGCTGGATTAGGCGTCGTGGCTTGCACTCGCGTCTTGGCGTCAGCGGTAATCGCGTCCGCGAGCGGATTTAACCCTTCGCTCTCGCTTTGCTGTCCGGCGGATGTGGCGATCAGTCCGCCCGACTCATCAGTGGCGTAATTGAAGCCTTCGGACTGATGGAGCAGGTCGCCTACGACCCTTTCGCTCTTGGCCGCGCCAGAGCCGGCTGCTTCGAGCACGCGATACGCGGGTCCAAGATACGCCGTGTCTTGGTTGAACCCCATTCCTGTGAAGAAGCCTGGCTTGCCGGGTCCGTGCCATGGATCTGACATGGGTCCCGAATAGAGCGAATCGGAGGCCGATCGCTCTTCGAGCGGAAATGGCGTGCTCAATTGGGCACTCGAATCGCCCCAAGCGCGCCGGTGAAGCCAGGCGCGGCGAGGTCCATGATGAGGTGCGTGCGCGCAGGTCCTTGGTTAAGCACGCTATGGGTGACCTGGTGATTAAACCACCACAATTCCCCTACGCCCATGTTGACCGTCTCCTCTCCGCAGCGAAAACGGCAGTGAGGATTCGAATCGAGCACTAAGTGGAAGCGCGCAAAATACCTTGCATACGCACCCTCATCGACGTGTGGTTTTATTGAGCCGCCGGCGTTTAAACGCACGAGCATGATGCGACCGATCTCTCGAGCCTTTAGGAAACCGACGATGCCGCGAATCAGCTGGACGGTTGCCGGAAGTATGTCGGAAACCTTGAAGTTGACGCACTCCAAGTTATCGAAGATGCCTTCGATGGAATCCGGTCCACGCATCACAATGGTCTCTGTGTCGATGTGCGCCGACCCCTCATACTGTTGACGGATCTGCATGATCTTCCACAAATCCGGCTGCTTCGCTATCTCAGCGACCGCAGCAGCCACCTCGACCGCGGTCATGAGTCGGTGAAAATTCGGGTGCTGTTCGCTCATTGCGCGGGCCTCGGTTGATCCGCCGCACTCGAGGGGGCGAACTGCTTGCGCAGATCAATGGTGAGTGGCCCTTTGCCATCGGGCCGTGTCATAGGTATCGGACCATCCATGATGGTGTAACGTCCGGAGCCCACGCTACCGCCTGAATCTCCTGCGCTGATATCGCCCTCGCGCAATCGGTAGCCTTGGATGCGATCGGCCCAATCATCGCCACCGCCTGACGCTTTGACGACCGCCGCTACGGCCTTATTCACGTATCCCTTGAATTTGGTCGGGTCCATCCCGTCTGGCACTTTGACTTGGGCACCATTGAAATCGAGGGTGTTCCCCAGCGCGATCTTGAGCGCTTGCTTCTCGATCGTGTGGTTCGGGTCGCCTTTAAGATCCCCCGCTCCGGCGCGCAAGCCCGCGTCCGCCGCCTTGAACGCGGCAAAGTAAGCCTCGCCCAACTGCGGCCGATCGCGAAATAAATCATGCGCCTCTCGCATAAACTGATCGCGCAGCCCGGGATTGTTATTCGTGCCATCGGGTGGCATCGGAACCGTGCTCTTAAGTTCGCCCTTTTCTTGTTGTCCCGTGGTGGCCTTATTGGGATTGAGCAGCGAATCGCCCGACAGCATCAAAGACGCATCCTTGATTGTCGCCGCGTATTTCTGATCGAACCACATCGGCGTCGAGGCCGGCGCACTGTTGCCCACCATCGAGCCTGCGATCGCGGTCACGGGGGAGTGCGGCGCGATCTGATGCATGGCGTTCTGGTAGGCCTGGTCATCGTTCATCGCGCCGCGCAGGCTTACGAGCATCTGGGCGCGCTGTGGGGGCGCCGCACTGTCGAGCTGCGCTGAGAGTTGCGTCGCTTCCTGCGGCAGGAGCACCGAGGGCGTGATCGTGGGACCGTACTGCGTCCGCAGTGCCTTTAACGTCGCCATGCGATCTTGGATCTGTGCTTGAAACTGCGCTTTGGGGTCCGGCGCTTCGGTACCGGTGTGTGCAGCACCTACCGACCCCAACGCTGCGGCGATCGGCGAGGCAGGGTTCAACGCACTCATGTCAAGGGGTTGCACCTCGGTGCCGTTGCGATTCGCCCCGAAGAGAAGCGGGGCCTTCTGCATCAGGTTGACGTTTTGATTGACCGCCGTCTGCAGGCGGTTGAGATTCGCCCTATCGCGCAAGGTTCCACCTTGCTGGTCTAAACTTTGAGCGCGCTGCTGCACGTAGGCGAGCTGCTGATCGATGGGTTGGTGCAGCACCTGTTGCACATGCTCCTCATCTTTCAGGCGCTGTTTAAAGTCGTCCGCGAACGAGGTGTCTTGCGTCACGCGCTGGGCCGTGTCCCACATATCAGCCGACAGCGGCACGCCGCTCGAGATCTGCTCATCGATGCGCCCGATCATCGATTGCGCTTTCGCCTCGCGCTTATCGGCCTCATGATCCATGCGGTTCTGCAGGATCGATTGATCGTTCAAGACCGTGCGCAGCACCATGTTGCGTTTCTCGGTATCGAGCTTGCCGGCATACGCGCCGTCGGCATCGGTCAAGTCGTGCTGCAGCTCCTGCAGGTCCGGCATACTGTCCTTCGCTTCCATCGAGCGCTGCGTCGCTTGATTGAGCCAATTGCGATCTTTGAAGGATTGGATGGCTTTGTCGACATTGGCGGCCGGGATCCCCGCGGCGAGCGCCTGCGGTCGATAGGCATCGATTTGAGAGTTGATCGACTCGATGTCGGCCTGCGGCATGCCGGCGAGCTTGCCGAGCGAGTTTAGCGTGGTGTCGAAGTTATCCACGAAGGCCTGCTTCCTACCGGCGTTCGCGATGCCCTGTACGGCGATCGCTCCCCCTAAAGCGTTGCGCTTCATACCGCGCTCGAGGAGCTCCTGCCCCATCGGGTCCAAGCTCTGGATCTGCGGCGTTTGCTGTTTGCTATTCCAGTCATCGAAGGCCTTCGGTGCCTGATCCCACGACATCTGCCCAGATGACACCTGCTCGCGGATCGACTCGGTCTGAGTCTTCACCGCGAGTTCGTGATCGATGAGGGAGGTCGAGGCCTGCGAGCGGGCGAAATTGACATCCTGCTGATGCATTTCCTGCCCGGTGCGCTCGAGCGTTTGCCCAAATCCTGCGATCGCCTCATCGACGCCTCGTGCAGACTCATCGATGAAGGGGCGACGATACGATGGTGTCGGGACCGGGCTGGGCCCGAGCGCGGTGTAATCCGGGATCTGCGCCATGTGCGTTTAAGCCGTTGCGCCGTATTTATCGTAGAAGCTCGAGCCGCCCGAGAGCACGCTCGACATGCCGGAGATCCAACCGGATTTCACCGCATTCCTGCCTTCGGTGCGCATGCCGGTAGCGCGATAGTCAAGTTCATTGGCGCGGTCCTGGCCCTGATACAGCGAGGTGAGTGCGCGATATTCGCCTTCACCGCGGATGCCTCCCACGGTCGCGATCGCGCTTGTTCCCGTGGTCGTAAGGCCCGCCCCGGCGATCGAGGCCCGAGCATTGGAGGCAACATAGGTCGCGCGCCGTCGGTCTTGAATCGCGCCTTGGATACCGGAGGCGACCGACTGGCCGGCCTCCTGCTCGAGCTGCGCAGCGCCGGCATCGAGCGCGCCCTTCTGCGCGTACCCGGACGAGACTTTGCCATAGGCGCTGATCGCCGTCCCAGCAAGAGTGATGGCAGCTGTTGCGCCCATGTGTGCTTCTACCTTTGGTCGAGCCGCTTGGCCCAGAGAGTGTCGACGAGCGCGTAGCCGTTGCGTTTCAAAATCGAGTCCATCGGAAAGGCGGCTTTGGTGTGGTGATACACCACCTGCACGCCTTCCGCGGCGAGAGACTGATCGCTGTACGCAATCAAACGGCTGCCTGCGAAAATGCCGCGCCGCTCAGGGGAGATGAAGATCACATCTTGGACCGCCTGGATCGAGCCCATGTAGTGCGGGTTCCTGTTCACAATGTGCCCGACGTAGCCGACGAGCTCCCCATCCACGCGCGCACTGAAGCAGCGCAGCTTCCCGAGTTCATCCGCCTTCTCGTACATGGGCCAGTCGATGTCCAGCGCAATGTCCTTAAAATGGGCGATCTCGTGGTAGTGGCGCTCGAGCAGCTCCTCGAGGCGGCCGCCATCGCGGATGGCACTTAAAGTCTCGCGCGCGAATTGCGGCGCGCTGCGAGAATAAGTGTCAGCCACTGGTGGTCATCTCCGTGGTGAAGGCCAGACAGGTGCAGGGCCGCGGTGACGCGGCCTGCAGGCACACGCGCGAATCGGTCGACCAGATATCGTTGAAGGCGCCCATCTGTTGATCGTAGTCAACGAGGATCGCATTGAGGTCGGGCATGCCATTCGCGAGTACCGGCAAGTCCGATTGCGGCAAGTCATCCAGGTGCTGAAAATCATTGCCGATCTTGATGCCCTGCGCGTGAGTGTTCTGCAGGATCAAGCCCAGCGCATTGATGCGCTTCGGCTGATTGAGGGGCGTGCCGAGGGCGGCCGCGAAACTCTGCTTCATCGACTTCCACTGCGCGGTGTAGGGAAGTCCGACGATCGCATTGGTGATCGGGAAGGCCTCGCCGCCCTGATTGATGCCGCCGATGGACCCGGTCGCATCGACGACATAGAGCCCTAAGTCAAGGCCCACGGTGTTGCCAGCTGCGTCGACATACGGGTCCACCGTGTTCCAACCCCAGAGGCACACCGTCTCCCCGATGAGCCAGCTAAGCTCGCCCGTAATCGCGGTGACGGGCGTCGCACCGTTATTCCACGCGAGGTGCGCATCCGAGACCTTGGCGATCGGCGTGCCCACGCATTCACCTTCCATTGCCCATTTCTCATGGAACCGCACCGTCTGCCCGTTGATCACGCGACGCACGGTGTAATAAACCTGATCCTCCGCCTGGCCCGACCCCGGTAGCACCGTGACATCCTCGACGAACCCGGCGCCGCCCCGGCTGCTCGCCGGCGTGATGCCAAGCCAGCAGGTGACGTTCTCGGTGGTGTCGTACACCATGACGCCGGCGCTGCCATCCTTGCGCACGCAGTGAATGCGGGTATCAGGCTTGCGCTGGATCGCGATCTGCACGATGCCGGCGCTGTTGAAGTCCGGGACCAGCAGGGTGAGCTCGGTCGATTTGTAGCTGTAGGTGTAGACATCCAAGTCGAGCGTGAAGAGGCGCTGGCCAGTGACCTGCACGAACACGGCCGAGCGATCCATCTGCACCACATTCACATTTGCCGAGCCTTGCGTGGATCCGGTCATGACGTTGAAATTGGTCGGAGTTACGGGATCGCCAAGGTAAGTCGAGCGGACCGAGGTCTCCTGGGAGGCGGTCCCGACAACGAGCTGCTGCAGGCCGATCGCCCAATAGATGTTATCGACCGGGCCTGAATCGAGCTGCCCGATGATGGGCGCCGAGCCTCCGATTATCGTGTCATCGAAATTGTTAAAGTCATCCGACACCGAGCCGAAGACCCCGGTGCCGAACCACCACAAACGGCCGCCCCACAGCATCGGCGTGGCAGGATAGCCGCGAAATTGCGACCAGGATTCCTCGGACCAGTTAGACGTCGCAGCCGTTCCCCCTAAGTCCTCGAGCACAGCCGCATTCACGAGCAAGTTGCTGGTGTAGCCGGTGATGCGCGCGATGCCGGTGATGCTCCCTTGAGGGATCGAAAGCGACACCAGCGTGGCACCAGAGGTGTAGTTTCCGGTCTCGAACCCTAAGCGGTAGTAGATGCTGTCGTTATTGTTGCCGTCGTTGAACGTGGCAACGAATGCCATATTCCAAGTTTGTCCAGCGACATCGATCCAGGGACCTGCATTCGTGCCCACCGAATACTGCAGCTGCACGACGCCGACGAAACCGCCGCCAATGCTGATGTTGATGGTCCGCTGCGCGCCGACGCCAGTGACCAAGATCGAGTTCGTGAATGTGTTGGCCGCGGCCAAGATGCTTTGCACCAGTTGACCCGCGGAGATGATGCGAAAAAGCGCGCCAACCTGTCCAGGCTTGAAAAGCGGCTTATTCGCGGTGAGCGTGATATTGCCGGTGATCGCACTCGGTGCGATGGTGACATTCGTCACATTGATGGGACGAAACGGCCCGGCCGTGCAGGTTTGCGTGTAGTCGACGATCGACCAGGAATCAACCGCGCGCCGCTCGATCTGCTGCTGCGGGTAGCCGTTGGCGCCAACGAACATGACATCCCCCGACTGAGTCCAGCGCAGCCTGTAGAGATCCGTCGTCTGCCAGGGAGTCGGCAGCGTCAAAATCCCAGCAGGCTCGATGTTGCAGGACGCGAGGATCGAGGCGGATTGCCCTGCGTTCTCGAAGCGCACCCAGAAGTTCGGGCCACCAGGCAGGAGCGCCAAGGAATGCGTGCCGGTAAAAAGGGTGGTCTCGTTAATGAGCAAGTCATCGCCTTGGGATGTGCCGCAGCGAAACGTGATGGGGCCCGTGGCAACGACGATACGCAGTGCGTGGCGCGTGAGCTCAGAGCCAAGCGCCACACTGATCTCTTGATCGATGATTGCATTATTGCTGCCCGTGCCGACGAGTGATGCCTGCCCGTTGGCCACCCAGCTCGCGACAGCCCCCGCTTCGCTACTGTCGGTCCAGCCGGCGAGACTTCCTATGAACGAGCCGTTCGTTACCGCCGTTGCGACAAAACTGCGCGTGATCAGATTATCGTTGACCCAAACTCGTGAGAGGCCTTGCGTGACCTCGATGCGCGCGGTGTCGGTCGCCCCGAAAATAAAGGGGATCGTCTTCGCCTGATTGTTGCCGGCGGTGTTGCCGGTATAGGCCCAGCCCGGGCGCAGCATCATCGATCCTAAGACCCGCGCCATCCAGTTGTTCATGCTCTGCGCCGCCATGCGATAGCGCGCAAGATCCAGGCGCGCCAGCCCAAGCGTGGAGAGCACGCCGCGGTTAAAGGCGAGCGTGGCGGAGGTTTCTTTAGGCATTTACCTATCCGTAGAAGCTGTACGGATTCCCGCGCTCAAGACTCTGGCGGCGACCATGGCGTGCCTGGCGCCACATCCCGGGCGGCAACATCGCGGTGGCCTCGTTCATGGCGTCAGTCGACTTGGCTTTCTTGAGGAACATGTCGCGCCGCTTCTCGACGTCCAGGCGCTTCTTCTCATCGCTGGTGACGCGAATGCAGATTGCCTCCGCGAAATAGAGTTCCACGTAGCGCTGGAAATTATCCGGCCACATCCCCATGTTCATGCCCCAGCCAGCGTCATCCGAGACGTACTTGACGAAAAGCACCTGCAGGTCGCAGTAGAAATGGCTGCCCTCATCCGTGTATTGCAGGAGCGGGGTGGAAAAGTACGGATCGGTACATACCATCATCCAACGCACCCAGTCGGGTGGAAGCTCGAACGCGCACTGATAGCCAAAAGGCGGCGCGATGGCCGGATCGAAATTCCATTGCACGCCGCGGCCGGCGAAGTTCCACAGACCCATCGAGAGGCAGCTGCGTACGCCGCCGCGATTCCAGATGTCATCGAGCGCACGGCGCGATTCGCGGTTCTCGGTCGAAAAGGTTGCGCCCAGGCTTTCCGGCTGCAGCACGCGCTCGCCGATCGCGGTACAGGCGCCATTGTAAATCGAGAGCTGCGTCGCCCTCGCCCCGCTCGTGGGAGGGCCGCCAAACCCAGAGGAGCCAAAGGCAAAACCGCTCGGTGTACTCATGGTAATACCCTCACGTTGTTCAATGCGATGTCCATGCGGTGCCGTTGCAATAGACCGGAACACTCACCGCGCCGCTGCCGGTGAGAGTGGCGTTATAGGTCGGGGACGTCGCATCCGAGACCGCGTAAAGCGCACCCTTATTGCCCGCGGCGCAAGCGGGAAGGGAGGCGACCGTGGTCACAGGCAGTTGCAGCAGGGCACTGGCTGTGATCTTGGATGCGACGATGGTGAGAGTTCCGTCGCTCGCTCCAGTGCCACCGGATACCGTGAGCGATGCATCACCGCCTGCGTGACCGCTCGAATGCAACACCAGCGGAGATGACGCGGCGGACGTCAAGTTGCCGATATCGGTTTGACCGGCGAAGTTCACATTGAAATTGAGCGAGCGGATGAAGTTGCCGCCGGTCATGATGGCAGTGTCTTGAAACACATTGCCCGTGGTTTGGGTGCTTAGGAAACCGCCTGAAGGATCGGGACCGCCTTCAGCGCTCCCCAGTACGTGATATCCATATGTCCACCCACCTGAACCGCCGCCGCCGCGCGCGATGAAGGCGCTGTTCGCTCTGGCGGTAGCGAGATTGACCGAGTCGTAGCCCCACGAGAGATTCGTGCTCGCGGTCGGAGAGTTATCTATCGTTCCCAGTTCGATGCCCGCCGAGGCAGTCGCTTGACTGGAGGACGTTAGAATCGCGTTGATGTTCATCCCCCATATCTTTATGTTGGGATTGACGATGACGTTAGGGCCGGACGGAGTTTGGCCAGCTGCGGTATTGCCCTGCTGAAACCATCCGGACACCGTGAGCGAGGTGCCGTTCAGTGCCCATCCGGTAATCGTGCCGGTGTAGAACGTCGCATCTGACGTATTGACCAGCATCCCCACTTTAAATTTGGCGAGCTGTGGGCTCGTGAAGGGAGTCGTCGGCACAAAGGTTGTGGTGGTGAAGGTGCCTGGTACATTGGCCACGGCCGGCGGCGCGGTGATGTCCATATAGCAGCCGACCATATCCCGCCCGGAGTAGGTCGCTACGGCTGACGGTGTGCCGAATGTACCCATGACTTGCGGGATGTGTGTCGAGTTCGTGACTTGAGAGCAGCCAATCGCATTGGCACCGAACCCAAAGGTGAAGGGATTCGTGCCAATCAGCTGCGCGACGGTAACTGGCCCGCTAAAGACCGGCGAGGCAGTTGTGGGGATATTGATTCCATTGAGTGTCGCTGTGCCGCTGAACGCGGGCGAAGCGGTGGTCGGCACGCTCACCCCGTTCAGCGTCATCACGCCTGTGAAGCCGGGATTGGCGACATCGGCCTTACTTTGCCATGCAGCTGTCCACTGCCCCGTGCTCCAAACCTGTCCTTGAGTGATGGTGCCGCCGTTCGGCACCGACTGGGCGAACGCCACCGCGCCGATGAGGGTACAGAGCGCCGCCAATAGTATTTTCATGCGGCGATACTCTTGGCGTAGCTCGAGAGCCACGAATAGGCGTCCCCCTCGGCATTGTGCTTGTCGCTTAAGACCTTGCCATCAACGTCTCGAACGATGCGCCACTTCGAGAAAATGCCCCCGTAGTTCACCGTGTGCCCGGGCAAGAACACGATCTTGTGAGCCTGCAGGCCGCCTAACTTCGTGATGAAGCGCTTGCCATCTTCGGTCGTCTTGAACACGACGCGCGCCCAGTTAACGCCGGCATCGACGACGATGAGTTCACCCTGCCACTTCAGATCCTCCGCGGTCACGGTGAGTTCGACATTGCCCTGCAGCTTCGCCGCCTGAAAAGTCGCCGCAAGATGCGACCAGTAGGCGACCGGCAAAATGTCATCCGGTTCGACACCGCTCTGCACGGTGACATCGAATTTTGCGGTGTTGTGCTCGGACTGCTTCATCCGATCCACCGTGATCTGCGGCACGAGACGCGCCGCCTTCTCGTCCTCTGCCGCGCGCGGTGCTGCTGCTTGCGGCTGCTGTTTGGCTTCGCTCATTGTTATCTCCGTTCGATAGGTTGCAAAAAAAAGGGCCGGCGGTATGAGCGCCAGCCCCAGCACTTGAAAAATGCTCGAAGTCGACTTACTGGGTCGTGACGTGCACGCCGCTCGTGGTGCCACCGATTGCGGTCACGGCACCCATGGTCGTGAGATACGCGTGCGGTGTCGTTGAGTCGACGATGTAGATCAGGTCCCCCGGCAGCATGCCGAGCGCCTGTGCGTTGGTGAAGTAGTTCGCCCCTTCGACCGTGGCGATCACATCCGGACTGTTGTACATCCAGAATTGACCGCCGGAATTGCCGGTCTCGCTGCGGCCGAAATTGACCAGCGGCCCGGTCGATTGCTTGATCGGCGGGTTGGTTACTGCGTAAGCCATTGTCTGATTCTCCTCTAGGACCTACGGGCCGTTTTTAAGAAATCTGCGACGCGTCGTGGTTGATGACGACGATGCCCGAATTCTGCAGCACCTTCGTCCCGATGTTGGCCGACGCGCGAGCCCATGAGTATGCCTGCTCCTCGTCGTAGCCCACCGGGGTTTCGAGTCCCGCCGAGTCGAACGCATTGCCGATCGCGCTCTTGTGAAACGCGAAGCACTGTTCGGCATTCGTGCCGACACCCGGGATCGCCGGATGCACGATCCACATCGCGCCGTTCCACCAGTACATCTGCGGCTTATCCCGCCACGCCGCATCGGCACCGTCGGTCGGGGGCTTGTTGACGTAGAGCCGGTTTGCGAACTCCGGGATCTGCATCAAGTAGCCTTCGAAGCCGGAGCTGATCACGAATGTGATGTTTCCGTCCCACGGCACCTGGGCGTTGCCAAGCTTGGTCTTGGCGCGGGTGACGAGCATCAGATTGGCGGGCTGCGCAGCTCCGGTGTTCACCGTGGCCGTTTGCAGTGCGCCGAAGATATCGGTGTCGATCTTTCGATTGATCACCGCCATCGTGGTTTCCTGCATGATCGCGCGCTGGTTGCCTTGGGATGCGAAGACGTTGAACTGAGTCTTGCGCACCAGATCGTGCCATTCGTTCAAGGTGCAGCTGTTCTGCTGCAGGTTATCCGCCCGCGCCGGGATCAAGCCATTGATGCCGCGGGTGGTGGCGGTCGCGCCGCCCGAGCCGGCAACCAAGAAGACGGCCGTGTTGCCTTTGATGACCGCCTCGGTCGTGCAGCTGGTTCGCAGCAGCGACTGGCGCTGTTCGAATTGCTTGACGAATTCCTGGCGGTATTGAGTTTGAAACGCAGAGTCGCTCATGACGACGATACCTCGTGAAAGAAGTTGGGACCGTGAGGTGCCTGGCTTCCGGGGTATCTGTCGCGCTCATCGAGCGGGGTGGCCTTATGGCGCCGCTCTTGAAGCGTTCGAGTGCCGATCGTCGTGGCGTTCTTGCCCTGGGCGCCGCGAACGCGGGGTGACCCAGTCGCGCCAACCTTAAGCTGGGCGCCGGCGAGCGTCAAGAGCGACTTCGAGTAATGCATCACAAATGTCAACGCAGCGGATGCGCGTTTAGCACTGCCTGCGCGCGCTTGGCTTCCTTGCCGCCCTTCTTCACCGCCTCCTCCAGTTTCGCATGCGGGATCTTCTCGTCCTTTGCGACGCCCAGCTGCTTGTGCAGTTGCCCGTGGGCGTTCGCAAAGGCCTGGCCCATCCAATGTTTCGAAGCCATGGGCTCTTCTAAGCTTTGGGCTTCGCGGCCGCCGGCTTCACGGGTTCCTTATCCGCTGCGGTGCGCGGTGGCCAGAACCAGCCGACGGCGCTCTCATCGTCCGCTTTGACCTCAGCCATCGATTCGGCGGTGTGCGTCATGTGATCTGCCTTGAATATCTGCACGTCGATGGAGCCATCCTCGCGCACCGCGGTGACGATCCCAGGGGCGGTACCGTGGTGTTCACGGCGCGTGATCACGATGCGGCCCATGCTCGGCACCTGTTTGGGCTGCGATGCCACCTCGCCTGCTTCCTGTTTCGTATCGGTGGTCGCGGCCGGCGCGCCCGGTGTGGGACTTTGGTCGGCCGCAGGGGCGCTCGCAACTTCTTGATTAGGATCGGTCATCGTCATCTCCTTCAGTTGATCAGTGTGGGAAAAAGTGGGGAATCTTAAGCGGCGGTGCGCTTCTTCATCGCCTCGCGCGCATCGATGAGCGCGCGGTACTCGGTCTGGACCTTAGGATCCGCGTAGTATTTCCTGTAGCTCTCGCTGCCTTTCTGCGCGCCCATCCAGCCCTCGATCTCGCCGATGCGCGCATCGACGCCTTTCTGATCGAGCGAGCCGCCATCACCACCGACCGGGACCGAGTAGGGATTCACGGTGCGCGCGAGCTGCGCGAGCCAGCGCACCACTTCAGGGGTACCGACCAGCGCATTGCCGTCCGGCGTGCGCGCCTGCAGGAATGCTTCCCGCACATCCGTCGGCGCGCCGTTGAGCATGCCGTGAATGTTGTTGATCTCGGCGCGGTAGTTATTGCCCCAATCGGCGCGCAGTGCATCCTCGGTCTTGGTGCGCAGCTGGCCATCCGCCTCGACGCGAGCCTCCACCTGTCGATCCTGCTCGGCCTGGCGCACGGCGATGAGCTCGGAGGCCTGCGTCGGCGTCAAGTTCAGTTTATGAAGCGCCGTCAAATAGGGCGTGATGATTGCCTTATCATCATCGGTGAGCGTTTCCGCCACGTCCTTCGGGAGCGCCTCGAGGTACGCCTCGGCCTTCTCCGGGATGCCGTTATCCTTGCGAAACGCCGTGATCTGCTCAGGGGTCGCATCCTTTGGGAGCACTGTCTTCACGACCGTGGACAACTCGGCAATCCGCTGATCCGCAGCGTACGCAGAATCAAGCGCGGTCTTGATATCGGTGCGCCGTTCGGCCCATGCCTTTTTCTTATCATCGGCCCCGGCCCAGCTGCTGCGCCAATGATCGGCATCATAGTTCGCCGAGGGCGTGGGTGCTGGTGCCGGCGCATCCGTCGGCGCCGGTGCTGCCGCGGGAGCGGGTGTCGCGCTGGGACTTGGGGCTGGCGCCGGTGTTGCCGACGGGGAAGGCGCCCCCGATGGCGAGGGTGTCGGAGCGGGACTCGGTGCCGGACCAGGCGCTGGTGCTGGCGCAGGTGCGGGCGAAGGCGCTGCACTCGGGCTCGGTGCGGGTGCAGGCGCGGGAGCGGGTGCTGGTGTGGGAGCTGCTTGTGGCATGTTCTATTGTTCCTTCGGAGCCTCGCCCTGTTCTGTTGTCTTGCCGCGCAGCCGGGCGATGTTGAGCTGCGCAAACTTCACCATCTGTAATCCAACGAAGCGCTTGCCTTCGGCAAACGCGGTGTCGCGATCGCTCGTCGGCCGGTACGAGAGGTCATAGGTGCCGCACACCTGATGCACGATGAAATTCATCGCGCGCCGCTGCTGCTCCTCACTCGCGCGTCCGGTCATCACGGCCTGCACGGCATGGGCGTCTTCCGGATCCCACTCGGCCGGCTTCCAGGGTTCCGCGCGTGGCACATTCGGGATGCGGCCGCGGGCAGTACGCTGCTGCGTCGGCGGCTTCATGCGGTGGGTGGCTTTGACGAAGAAAAATCCTCATCGACGCCGGATCCCGCTGTCATGACATCGAGCCCGCGATGCAGCCATCCGGTTGCCTCGAGCGCGGAGGTGCGCTCCCCGAATCCGCGCACGCACACGAAGCCATCCGCATAGCCGACAACGACAATGGCGGTGCGCAGTTCACCGGACCTTCGTTCGTATTCGGTCGCCATCTCGCGCAATTTTTCAGGCACATCGAGGAGTGAGACGCGCTTGATCTCGTGAAGACTCATCCGATGCCGCCAGCAGGTGCGCCCTGGAAACTCTTAACGGCCGCGCCCATGGATTGCGCAGCGTTGCCGGCATTTTGAATCTGCTGTGTGCGCAGCGCCTGATTCTGTTGCTGCTGTTTCGCTTGCGCGATCTGGGCCACTTCCTCAGGATCCCTAAGCCACGTCGCCGGCACGCCTACTCCGGTGAGTGCATCGCGCAAGGCATCCGAGGCGTTGAGCTCAGCTCCGACATTCGGATCCAACTGGACAGCGGCGCCAATGAGCTGCGCGGCCTGCAGCAGCAGCGCGCCCTTCTTGCGCTCGGTCGCCTGGTGCAATGGGGATTCGAAACGAAATTTCACGTTCTGGCCACGCACCGATTGCGGGATGTCGCGATAGCTACCAAAGGCATTCTGGTTGAAGAGCGCCTCGAACGTATCCTCACACAGTGCCGCGTTGTATTCGGTCTCAACGGGCTCAAAGAGCGGCAGCGCCGAGCGGATCCACTCCTGGATGCGTTGTCCGGTTTCATACGCGGTCATGTCGCGATCGGGCGCCGGCAGCGCGAGCTTGTTGAGGTAGAAGGCCTCCGACAGTTTCTCGCGCGCATCTTTCAGCATTTCCATGCCGGCGGGCAGTCCCCCGGTTGAGAGCTGGATCGGGCGCAGTGCTTCGCCCAAGCGCTCATCGTATTCGGCATCGACCCAGGTGATGCCGCCGGAATACAGCGCGACGTCCGAACGAATCGCTTCCTGCGTCGCGATCAACGGCGGCCGCACACTGTTCTCGCCCGCCTCCATCAAGGTGAGCGTCATCGCTTGAAGCAAGCGCGCATCGGGAAGCCCGGCCACGGCCGCCGGCGAGTAGGCCCACTGGGAACCTGACACCGTCTCCCAACGCGGGATGGTGTAGATGCGCGAGAAGCTGGCCGATTCCTCGAGCACTGCGCCGTTCTCCAAGTCGACGTAGATCTGCACCCACGGTGTGCGGTACTTGAGCGGCTTATCCTGACCCGGACCTGCGACGCGATCGTAATCCTCGCCCGGGATTACGGCGTGCATGCAGCGCACCTCGCGATGCGGCTCGGTCTTGACCCAATTGTCGATCGCCTTCGGGTAGGTCTTCGGAAAGCGCTTGATGAGCTCCGCGCCGCTTGGATTCCACCAGCGATACACCTCGCCGATCGAGCCGTCGTACTTCTCCGCCCACACCGTGTCTTTCAGGTGCCAGGAGCGATACAGCAGGCGCAGCTCCTTCATATCGGTCTCGCGCGTGATCACGGCGTTGCCGAAGGTTGCGAAATCCCCGTCCGCTTCCTTGGTGGCGCGCGCGAACTGGGCCTTGTTGTCGTACATCGCGGCGCGCTGCACCTTGGTCGCCCACTCAAGCCACGCCCGACCGCGGCGATCGAGTCGCTCTTCCTGATCGATCGTCATTTCGAACCAGTCCTGATCGCGCGGGCGCAGCATCGCGGAGAATGTGTTCTTAAGTTCCCTGGCGACGATGAGCGGATAGCTCGTCAGCTGGATATCCATGAACTGCTCGGACAGGTAGAACTGCCGGGTGAACTGCGCGCGCAGCGGGTGAAACTGTTCGGCGAGCTCCTGCCAGAACGGCAGCAGCGCCATGCGTTTGCCGCGCAGTGAGTCGGCGCGGCGCTCGAGCGTGTCGACGGGTTCTGCCATGTCAGGGCCCGAGCTTATCGCCCGTGGTATTCGCGGCGCCGGTGTTGGTGAGCACGGTCGAGGTGCGACCGTAGCGAAGCGCAGCGTCTTTCGATTCCTGCAGCGTCTGCGCCTGGGTGAGTGTCGCCTGATCTGGCATCACGGGCGGTGGCCCAGGCGCGAGCGGCGAATTGATCCCGATCGAGCCTTTCACGTCGGAGCCTTTCCACGGATTCTTGCCCGTGATTGCCATACCGCCGCCGATGACAAGTGCGCCGACTGCTGCCATACCCATGAGAGGTGCCTCCTATTTACCCAGAATCGAGGTGGGCGCGACGAGCGCGGCGTGATTCGGTACGCCCTTCTTCGTGCGCTTCATCGAACGCCCGCGCTGATGCGGGTTCAACTTCGCGAGTGCGCCGGGCGCCAGATCTTGAAGCGGGGTATCGGGATGCAGCGGCATACCGGCGGACACATTCCGTTTTGCCATGCTGCTTACCTTTTGCCCGGTCGATGACGCGGGCCCAGATCAATCTTGAAGCCCCCGCCAGGTCCTGCGCGATGTCCGCGCTGCGGGATGTACTGTTCACGCCCGAACTGCCCGGGCCCGGCCATGGGCGCAAGCCCGCGAAGTCCCGCACTCCAGGCGAGCACCACTGCATCGCCCTTGTCGGGCGAGTGCCCCAACAGTTTGACAACCTCGTCCTTCTCGAGGACCTTGATCCCGCGGGCGACCACCTCGTAGGTGAGCACGGTCAAATCGCTCACGAGCTCAGGGTCCGGCGGCAGCGCAATCGGGGAACCGCCTAACTGATCCGGATCCAAGGCCTCGCGAAACAGCCAGTACACTTCCGAGCGCTTGTTGACGAAGCCGAGCTTTTTATCTCGTGTGCGCTTCATCGACTTGTTTGCGCCCTTATGCACCTGCACGGGGATCTGATTCTCAACCAGGGTCGTGTACGTGCCGCCGCCGTAGCCTCCGCCCATGTCGAGCACGATGTCGGCCGAGTCGCGTCGAGCTGCGACTACGTGCCCCGCACCCTGGCTGCCGAGTTTGACCTCGATGCCAGGAATGCATTTCAAGGGCGCATACCAGCCATCATTGCGGGTCGCGATCGTGAAGCGATCTTTGCCGCCCTCCGCCGGATCCACGCCCAGCGCACACATCGGCACGCCTTGCGGCGGCTGCGCTGTCCAACGCTTTTGCGCCTCCAGCACCCAGCCGGTCGGGACCACTTGGAATGGATGATCTTTCAGTGCCTTGTCGAACCGGCCACCGCGATACGCATCGCGCAGTTCCTTGGGCAACTGCGCGAGCGTCGCATCGTACTCATCGCGATCCAGGTCCGGATTATCCTCAAGCCGCGCGCGAATGAAGGTGCGGCTCTTGGCGTAGGTTTCCTTCCCATCCACCACGTAAGGCCCGGGTCCATCGACGTCGATCTCGGTGTCATCGTCCTGGCGCAGATACCAGCGCAGCTCGCCGTCCTTGGCCGGGTTTGGATGACGCGGGTCGAGCCACGCACCCCACCGCTTAATGACCCACAGGCCTTTCGCTCGGGTCGGCGGATTGCCCGTGCAGACGATGCGGGAGCGCTGCCCGGGGTAGGTCGAGCGGTTCCACCCGGTGACGAACAGGTACTGGCTCTCCGTGAAATCAGGGATCTCATCGAAGCCGTAGAAGTCACGCGCCTTGCCTTTGTGGTGTTCCTTGTCCTTCTCGTTAGGTAACCCAAAGAAATTGAAGCGCTGCTCGCCGCTGCGCCAAGTCGCCTGCTGATCGTTCCAGCCGCTCGTCGAGCCCACGATCTCGCACAGTCGTGTCCCTAAGGCCCGGGCATCATCCTTGAACTCGCGAAAGATGCTCGCCTGCCTGTGATCGTTTAGCGCAAGTCCCAACACCAGATCTGACTTGCCCCCGCCGGCCTCGCCGCCGTAGTACAGCTCATCCGCTTCGGAGTAGTACGCTTCCGTCTGCGGTCCTGGGTTTGGAACCCACCGCAGGTGCGCGGTCGCATCGAGCGCCTCCTCCTCGAGCTTCGCGCGCGCCGCCGGCGGCAGCCCCTCGAGTGCCTGCAGGATCTGCTCGAGCTGCTGCATGGATTTCAGCGGTTCTTGCGCTTCAAGGCTTTGGCGAGCGCGTTCTTTTTGCGGCGCTTATCGACACGACGCGCGAACGCCACGCTCTCCATCGTGACGTCGCGTTGCTGGATCTTCTCGTGGAGCGCGACGCGGTCAGAGACCCGCGCCGGTTGCATGGCAGGACTCATCAGATGCGATTCATCGAAGCCATGAGGTAGTCGGCCACGATGTTCTTGGAAGCGGCGATGCGATCAAACGCTGCAACCACCGGCGCCAGGGCTACCGTCGGGGTCACGGCATTCGCCATGGTGGCGCCGACCTGGATGCCATTGCGGAAGAAAGTCGCGTTGCCGAGCTGATCGACGCTAATCGCCAGTTGGTCATACGTGTTGGTCACCGGCAAGAACCCGCTGTTCTGACCTGCCGCTAGGGCTCCGGCCTTGTTGCCGATCATCCACCAACCCGGAGTCGTCATGGTGGTGTCGTACAGGAACCCCACCGCATCGGCCGCGTTGCCGGTAAAGCCGTTGCCGCCGCCCGCGCCTTGGATCGGCATCTGCAGCGCCGCGACTTGATTGGTAAAGCCTGCGAAGAGCGCGAGGCCCGTGATCAATGATGTCTGCACACGCACATTGAACTCGAGGTTGTTGCTGGAGGCTGCGGCCCCTGCGCCTTGGGCTTTGAGGTTCAGGTGCGAGGTGATCTGAATCCCGGAGCCCGCCATGGTGGTGGTGGTCGCACCCGTGGTGCCCAAGACCGTGCCGCCGATCCCGCCGTTGCAGGCGAAATTCGCGGCGGCCGCATCGGTGCCTTTGAGGACGCTCCAGGTGCCCAAAAGGGTGGCGCCGTCAAAGTCATCGAAATTGACGTAATTGTTGGTGTCGCCTTGCGGCATTTGATTGCCCCAAGGTCCGGTGATCAGGCCCTGTTGGGCCATCACTCGAAAGTCGTCGACCGTGCCGACGTACTGGCCATAGATCGATCGTAGAACTCGCTTCATGGGAAAAGTCTCCTGCTTGTTGCTGATTTGCTGGTGGAGAACATCGAACTATCCGGCATCGCCGGAAACTGGATCTTCGTCGGTGAGGACGGTCGCCGGCGGCTGCGTGCGCAGGCCTTGAGCCAATAGGTGCGCGATGCGGCGCGCCTTCTCAAGATCCGACACCTCGTGAGCCTCGGTTTGAATTGGACCGCCGTCCTTGCCCTGGTGCTCGTGCACCTCGGTGAAGAGTTTCAAGTACTGGCCGAGCATGCGCAGGCCATCGACCTTCGCGAGACGCAAGGTTTTGACCGAACCGTCCGCGTTGAATTCGACGCTTTGCGCGCCGGCCAGTAACTCTGGTGGCAGATCCTTGAAGGCAAGCGGCTTACCGTCCTCGCCGCGCAGCAGCCTCAAGTTCGCATACGCGAGGAGTGCCATCTCCTCAAGCACCCGCACATGACGCACGCCTGCCTTCGCGATCGCCTGCTCGGTGCGCTCCGCGATCGCCGCCTTGACCTCAGGATTGGCGAGGATCTTGGCGGATGCAGTGTCCGGCCGCTTGCCAGCGTATCCACTCTCAACTGCCGCGGCGCTCGCAACGCCCGTGCGCACGAAGGCATCGACGAAGAGCTGGCGGCGCCGGCGCAGCTTCGCGTAGGCCGACACGTGGCGCTTACGTCTGGGCTGACTTCGCGAGATTCGCGAGCGTGACGTCTTTCGCCTGGCTGCCGCTCGAGCTGCCGAAGTAGTAACCCAAGATGAGCATCAGCGCGGAATCGAGCGTGCCTAAGATGCGTCCGAGCACAACCCCGTCGATGCCTTTCGGTTGCCCCACGAAGAACATGCTGCCCTCGGCGAGGAGCACCAGCAGGATCACGATGTAAGCGATGATCTTTGGCGTTGCATCCTTGACCACCATCTCGCGGCCGCGCGCGCTCGCCGTGTCGGCGTAGGCGAGCTGCTCCTCCTGCACGCCCAAGTCCGCCATGTGCTTTTGCAGATCAGCCTCGACCTGCTTGACCGCAAGCAGAGTCTGCGGATCGCCTCCTAAAATGGCGCTCTCGATTTCCTTCTGCGTCGCAGGCGCTGGATTGCCGGCCGGATCCTTTTTGCCGATGACCGCGCCGATGCCTTTGGCGAGCAGACCGCCGGCGAGGCCGCCGAGCGGGCCGCCGAGCGCCGTGCCCAACGTCGGCGCAAGGGTGCTCACGACACTCAACGCCTCTTGGATGAGATTCATAACCGATTGACTCCTGTCAGCCCGGGATCACTTCGACCGTCATCGAGTCGAGGATCAAGTAATCGGTCGCGACCGAGGTCTGCAGAATCGCCTGCAGCGTTTGTGTAGCGCCGGTGTTGATCGCGAAGAGTTTCTGTGCGCCCGTGGCCGCGCCGAGCAAACCAGCACTCTGCACCACTTGGGCGTTAGCAACGCCGCTGTTGGTCAATTCGTTGGCGGCGACATAGGCGAGCGTCGTGGCAGTGGCCTCCGTGTGTCCCAATACGTTTTGCGTGCCGTACTGGATGATCATGATTTTGTTGTTGACGTTGCCCGGGCAGCCCCACTGCGACCACATTCGCAATGTCCCGTTCGCGCCCATCGAACCGCCGGGAACGCTGTAGTTGGGGCCAACCTGCGAGGTGATGACGCCCGTATACGCGCCGGGCCCGGTCGTCGCAAACGCTATCGGGCTCGAGGGGATGTTCGGTTGCCCACTCACGTAGGTGTTGTTGAACACTGTGCCCACTGTCGCGGATGAGAACTGCGTGAAATACCAGCCAGCACTTGAACCGGCTGAAACGGCGGAGGCCGGCAAGAATAGATAGGCGTTTGGATACGTGACGGGAAGCGCGGTGCCTAACGTGATGGCGCCGTTGTTCGCCATCGAGCCCGTGGGCGAGATGATGAAGGGGATTGCGCTGGATGCGAATTTGCGCACTCCGGGGACGGAGCTCACACCGGAACCGGAGATCTGCCCATGCAGGGAATTGACGGCGAGGACGCTCACTAGGAGCGCCGCGAGAAGCCTTAAGGATTTTGGGAAGCGCATTACGTTAGTACCCCTTACCCTGTTGCGCGGTGAGGGTCGCTTTTCCAGCGGCGTAGGCCGTGACTTTCAAGCGAAGCGCGCCGATCTGGAACGAGTAGTTTCCATCGAGCCGCCCGGGTGGCGCGCCAACGATCCCGCTGAGTGTGGCGTGATTGAACACTCGAAAGGATTGCACGAACCCGGTGCCGGCGGCAGAGCCAGCATTCGCGACCGTGACGACATAATTGTTCGCATCGGTCACCGAGGCGATGTCGTAACTCGTGCCGACGGGCACACCCCCGTCCCAAATGTTGCTGGCATCTTTGGCCGGGTTTGAGAGCAGGATGTTGTCTGCGGCGTTCAAATTGTGGCCGGGGTCGTTGATGGTGAGGTTGACACCGACTCGCGTCAGGGTGACGGCGCGTGGGTTTTGCTGCGGATCATCGAGGGTGTGTTGCACGCCGGCGGTGAGATTCGCATCGACGCTGAAGGTCAGCGCGAGGCCTAAGCCAGGCGTTTCCATCATCGGGCCCGGGATCATCCAGGGCGAGGATCCGAGGGCGGCAAGCGTTTGCGAGGACAGATGCATGAGGCACACCTCGAGGCGAGAAATAAAAACCCCGCGCAAAGGCGGGGCGTAAGGGACCGGAACCTGGCAAAGCTCCGGCTTGGGGGTACCCCATCGACGAACGAGGGAGCGTTCAGACGACGTGGGAATAAGCCACCCAAGAACGACAAAGGCCCACCAAGATCGCTCCTGGCAGGCCTATTTGGCTGGTGGGTACACCAACGTTGCCAGATTTCTACGCTAAGTGTTCGGACAAAGTCAACTGCTTGGCCTTAAGGTTCCACCCAAAATGTGACGGGCAGCCCTATTTCCACGAACCTCCCCAAGTAGTACGCGAGCACCAAACGCCGCTCCTCGTACACCGCCTGGCGCCGGCTGATCCGAAGCGCATCGGCCATCTCTTGCACGGTGTAGGCCGCGCGATACCACAGCATCGCGAAGGAGCGCGCCCAGACTGGGGAGGATTGCACGGTGGCATCGACCAGCAAGGATTCACGATCGTCGAGCGCCGGAACCACTTCCGCTGTGCGCGCGATCAGTGTCACCTCAGCCATGCTCGGCACCGCAGGTCCACTGCCATGGGTCACTGCCCAACGTTCGAGCAGGCGATCGGCCGGGCGCAGCCGAGGATCGGTGGCACTCGGCCGATTGATCACCCGCGCTTCTTCGGGCGACAACTGACGCCGGCGCGGCAGCTCGATGCGCATATCTGGCGCATCAAGGATGGTCTGGCGCGGCCGCAGCGCCACCGCACTGTGCATCACGTACGGTCTTGGCTTCCGTGCCACGTTCGCTTCAGCCATTGCGCGGCACGCTGCCGCGGGCTATTTCGATCTGCGGCGTGCCCCTCATCTGCTCGACTTCGGTGAGCAGTTTATTGCGCAGCCTCACCGTCAAGGCCTGCGGATCCACTACGCCCGTTTCGACCAGGGCCTCGAACAGCACTTCGATGCGCACGTTCGCGAGCTCCAGGTCCACGAAGAGCTGCATCGGATTGATCTGGATCATGCCATTCGACGCCGTGTTGAGCTTCACGAGCGCATCAGCATGTTGCGTGATGGCCTCGCCGAGGCCGCTAGGCTTTGGTGGCTCGGCCGCCGTTGCGCCATTGGTTCGTTCGTTCATGTCGATGAATCTCCCTCGGCTGGTTTATTCGCTTCAAGTACTCGCAGATCATTGGCCGCATCCGATACACCGTGCCAGTCGCGCTCCTCGGTTTTCATCTTGAGGTAGGCGAGGAGAACTGCGTATCGCTGCGCATAGGTCACGCGATCACCGTGAGTTTCTGTATGGCGGCCTGTGTCGTGCGCTTCATGCCGCGCTCCACCAGTTCCAGAACATGGCGCGCTTCATCGACCGTTTCTTCGCGAAATAGTTGTTCCGAAATGCAGTGGTGCATTTGCTCAACAAGAGCATGAACCGAGAGCTCGTAATCCATAAGCATGATCGATGCTTGCGATCGAATATCATTGACCGTGCTCATTACGCGATCCCCTCAGATGGGAGAGATTTAGGATGATGTTGCCTTCAGGGCGATGCTGGTCGATGAACGATTGCTCGAACCTGTCTAACGTGCTGTCGCCGGGAAATTCTTCAAAGTGCGCAATATTCATCCAGGTAAAATGTGTGAATCCGCACGTGCCCGTCACGACGTGGCTAGCTATGCGAGAGCCGATATTAGTCGACTTGCCAATGTAGACGAGGGTCTGGTCTCGCCATAGGTAGTACACACCTCGTGTGTACGGTGGTGGCAAAAGCCGGGCGTCAATTGCCCACGTTGGACGTGATCCACCGGTGCTATAAAGTTCCCGCACGTCGTCTGGGAGATCGTCACTGCTCATAGTGCGATCACCGTGATCTCGATGATTGCCCCGCACGCCTCGAGCGCATCCGGATCCTCGCCCGGATACACTTTCGCCAGGCGCGTGTACTCGGTGATGCGCGCATCGTCCGTCCAGATCCCGGCGTCGGTGAGGGCATCCTCGGTCGAGCGCGCAAGCTTCGAGACGTCGGGTTTGCGCATCGGATACAAGCGCCGGCGCTTAGGTGCGCTCGCAGGCTTCGGCACGGTGAAGATCATGCGCACGGCCAGCGGTCCGTCCAAGGGCGGCGCGCCGTTTCGCACCAGGAGCGCCGCCTCCTTGACGTCGTTGCGCCATGGGCGAACCTTCTTCGAGCTCTCCGCCATGATGCCGTGCGTACGCCCGTCTTTGCCGACGAAGGTGCCCTTGAAGGCCTTCGATCCTTGCGGCGCCGGCGAGCCGTACACGACGATGCGGATCGTCGCCGGCGGCGTCACGTAGGTCACATCGCCGATGGCGAGCTGGCGGTCCGCAAACAGATCTGCAGACGTCTGCACTTTAGCCGCCGGCGCCGATCTGCTTCTCGAGCTGCTCGGTCTTCGCGGCCTGGCCCTTCTGGTACGGCATCCACTCGCAGTAGCCGGCTTCGGGCACCGCGTCGTCGCCTTCCTGAACCAGGGTCACGCTGGTCTTCGGACGGCTGTTGCTGTTGGCGTCGAACACCGTGAGATTGACGCAGGTGTCGCTGTGCACGTAAGCGACGATGGCGGCGCAGATCGCAGCTGCTGGCACAAAAGCTGTATCCAACTCGCTGCTTGGTGGGTGATACCAGACGATGCGGCCGATGGTGGGTTTGATCATTGCAATTCTCCCCTCGTGTTAGAACGTTTTAAACCGTGTAAAGCCGTTTTCAGTTCACTGCGTCGCCGGACACAGCTCGCCGCGCTGGCGCGCGCTTCGGGGGCTTGCGCTCCGTGTCGCCAGGGCCATCGCCGTTCATGTGCGCCTCCTCGAGCTGCTGTGCGATCGCGACCTCGCGAAGTCGTGCCTTCTCGCGCTCCTCCTCCGGCGTCCCGACTGCATCCGCGTCCGATGATTCCGCAGACGCCTTCGCTGCCGGTGGCTCGAGCGGCAACTGCTGCTGCGCCTTGTCGGCCTTGATGCGCAGCTTTCCGCTCCTCAATTGCACCGCGATCTCCTGCTTCTGGTATTCCTGCAGCAGCAAGTTTCCATCGCCGATGCCGGGCTTCACGTACAGCTGGCACTCGATCAGCGTGTAACCGCCATCCTCAAAGCCGACGAGCTCGATGTCCGACACGCGGCAGTCCTCGAAGGTGAGCTCCTCACCACCGAGATGCAGCTCGGACGCGACGCCCACGTACACCTCGCCATGCAAAGCGATCGGTGTGCACCTGCGCGCCCAGGCCTGCGCCACCACTCCTGTCCCGAGCGCCGCCCAGCAGCTGCGATCAAACTCCTGGCCCATGAGCGCAACCGCTTGCTCGCGCGGCACGCGCAGTTTCAAGGGCAGCGTGAATCCGGTGATCAGATCCTCATCACCGTGCTTCTCCAAATTGTTCGAGATCTTGCCCATCTGGGCGTGTTCATCCGTCAGTGCCAATGTCATCGTGCTTCCCCTTGTCGTTTTACCCACCATTTCCCACCCACTCGGGCAGGTCGCGCCATTTCCAATTACCACCCGGCCATTCCAGGCAAGCCCTGCTGTACTGCTTCCGCATTGGCCTGCTGATGCCGATTAGCTGGACGCCGAAAACTTCGCATCACGATGCGATGCACCTCGGTGTCGGCTTGCATCGCGGCCACGCTGAAACCGAGTCGTTTCCCGTCATCCAGATCGATCACGACCCCGGTACATTCCGCGCATTTCTCCGTGCCCCTGGGCCGCGTCGCATCCCACCATTCGCGATAGACATACGACCACGGCCTGGAAATGATCCAAAGCTTCTTCGGATCGTTGATGCCGTCGTACAGGTGGCGCAGCTTCAGCATCGCGTACTCGCAAAGCTGTTCCTGCAAAGTTGCGACAGGTTTGGTCTGCGAGAGCGGCATGTTCGAGCAGGCCTGCGTGAACTGACCGAGCGTCGGCGGATGAATTGGCGTGATCCCGATGACCGCCCTGATGCCGTAGGCAATTTGTTCGTCCGTCAGATCATCGATCGCGTCTTGCCAAGGTTTCGGCATATCCGCGCCGTAGGCTTCCGCGACGCGCGTGCCGTAACTTTGAATCAGCCGATCCCACACCCTATCGCCACGTTTATTTTTAGTGGCCATTTCTTCGCATCGCCTGTATTTGATCGAAGCGGGTAGGTTTCGGCGCGCTTCTCGCCTTCGCGTCCTTAGCGTCCTTCAGCACCCAGGATTGCCAGGTTTTGTCCCAATTGAGTTTCGTGGCGCCCGTCGGCTTGTTGCTCCAGTACAGCGTGAAGGCCTCGAACGTCGAGTCCGGCTCGACGCCTTTCGCGATCGCGTAGTCCCGACGCTCCGCAGTCAGAACAAAATCCTCCGGGATGCGTGAACCGCGAATGGGCTTCGGTGCCGTGATTGGGACTTGCGAAGCAAGTGCGTCCCCGACCAGGGGGCGGGAATCAGGTATCAGGTATCCGGAATCCGGAATCAGGGATCCGGAATCAGGAGTCAGGAATCCGGAATCCGGAATCAGCCGGGTTTTACCCTCAACGGTAGGGGGTGACAACGCAACTTTACTGGGCTTTACCCCCGACGATGACGCGTCTTTGACGTCAGAACCCAGGGTTTCGGTTTGATGATTGACCCCATTGCCTAGGGTTTTGGGTCCAGCTGGGATGGTCGAGGGCGGCTCTTTATAGTGCGGATTTTGGTGCTTCCAGAACATCACGACCTGGATGTACGCCTTGCCATCGATCGAATAGCGGTAGATAAACTCGTTTTCGGTGAGCCATCCCAGCGAGCGTTCGGTGGTTTCGAATCCACGCCCTGGATTGATGGCCATGTGAATTTTGGCCGGCCGATCCTCAAGGCGCCCTTCCCTGTCGGCCGCGCACCACAGACCCTCGAAGATCACGGTGTAGAGCGGATCAGCGACCGCGAGCAGCTCGTTCGTGAAGATCGCTGGCTTAAGATTGCGGGCTCTCATGTCGGCGTCCTCCCACGCCGGAGCGCGAATTCAGCCGATACCTGACAGCCCACTTGACCGGCAGGCTTGCAGTGCGGTGGTATATAGTTGGCTTGGGTACGACGCCCAAAAAACACGGAAGTTTGCCGATGCGCTACCTGCTCCTCACCGCCCTGCTCGCCATTGCCGGCTGCGTCACCTCGCCCGTCATGCCACTCGACGACGGCAGCTATCTGGTCTCTATGCACACGGCGTTTAGCATCACGCCCAAGGGCACGCTCATCGAAAAAGCGGCGATCGAGGCGCAGGCTTTCTGCGCTAAAAGCGGCAAGGACGCTCTCGTCAAAAACTCGCAGGCCACGGGCATATTTGGCGTGACGAGCAAGAATGCCAACGTGGTGTTTACGTGCGTCGCGCCCACGAAGCCGGGCGAGCGGCAGTAGCGTATGGATCGAAGCGATTGGATTAGGGTGGCCTGCACGCTGGCGATTGTTGCGACGCTTATTGGCTGTGCGTGGCGGATCGGCTATGAACTCTCTTGGATCTCGAGGGACCTCGAGCAGCTGCAGCGCTGACATCTTAGGCGTCGGCGAGCTGGGAAAGAAAATCGTGCAGCGCTTGGATTCTGTTGACTCCTGGGTCTGGGATCGCGCCGGCCTTCAACTTCTTCAGCCACTCGTAGCCCAAATTTGACTTTGTCGCGATCTCCACGAGTGGCATGTCACAGTTCAGGAGGAGCTCGACCGTCTTTTCGAGTAACGGGCGGTTGGGGGGTTGCTGCATCCCCATAGCTTAGGTAACACTTTACCGATATGCAATGGGTTGCCTTCAAATGTTAGCGTGCAATGCGGCAACTCTTTTCCGAGAGGAGGTAATAACTTCCCTGTTCGTAATGGACGAACAGATCAAAAACTTCGGCCGCAATGTCCATTCCCACATGGAGCATCAGGGCCTCACCACAGCCACCTTGGCGAAGCGCGCAGGCATTGCGCCTAAAACTCTCAACAATGTCTTGAACGGCCGCCACGCGACACAGCTCGATGTGCTCACGAAGATCGCTAAGGGGCTGAAGGTTGAGCTGTGGCAGCTCTGGCTCCCTGAGTTCCCCGCCGACGTCGCGCACGATGAAACCTTTCCCAGACTGATCGCGACCGCATCGAAGTTAAGTCCCGTCGCGCTCAAGGCCGTCGCCCGCATGGCGGACCTGGAATTAGAGGCTGGCCGACGTTCATGATTTGACCTAATACCTCGGCTTAAGTAACTCTTTGCCCATGCTCGGTAAAGTTTTACTTGCAATGCTCGCCCGCTGTAGGTAAAGTCTTACCGTTCTTCAAGGAGGCGGTAAATGCAGAACCTAAAGCCGATGGTCAAAGGGATCGTATGGAGTGCAGCCGTGGCCAGCACGCTCGCCGCGGTCGTGCTCGTCGTCGCCTACTTCCACGTGATGAGTTTGGCGTAATGAGCGTCTCGCAAAACACCGCGGTCATGCGCCTCGGCAATATGCGTCTCGACGCCACGCAGGCCTACAAGGTCATCCACTCGGTCGGTTGGGACGCGGGCAACGCGCACGCCGCGAAGCACGGCCGCAGCGTCTGGACAGCCGATGACTACAACGCGGCGGCTCGCGTCTCGAATCGCATGTTCGTGCAGTTCGGCCTGGCGCCGGCGCCCAATGCCAAGAAGATCCGCGCAACTCGGGTGCGCAAGTGAACGGCCCCGACGGTTTGGAACAGCGCACCGCTGACCTCGAGGAGCGCAGCGAGCGCGAGTCAGATCGGATCGAGGCTCTCGAAGATCGTGCGGAAGGCCAGGTCGACGAAGCACTGATAGATATCGCGCAGGCCAAGATGATGTCGTGGGCGCTGGATCGGGTATTCACAGAGAAGCCGCTGTGAGCCCCGCCCTCAAGATCGAAGCGATTATCGGCGCGCTGATCATCGTCTTCGGTGGTTGCGCAATCCTGTGGGGCCTGTGGGCTGCCGCGTGGGATATCTACGATTACTTCATGCAGCAGCGCATTCGCCGTCGCAATGCGCAGTTCGATGCGCGTGTCGGGCGCGATTGCTATCGCGACACCAAGGGGATCACGCGATGACTCCTTGCGAAAGTGAATGCGATTGCGGCGCGCCTGGCGGCTATCCGCACGATCCGGATTGCCACTCGTTCGACAATTGCAACGAGGACCGCGCGTGCGACAAGCACGCCGCCGAGGCGCTGGCCGATCACGCATATCTCAAGCACGTGCCACGCCATCAGGTCTTCAATGACCAGGCGGCAAAGGACGAGCGCGACCAGGAACTGCGCGATGCCGGCCGCGGGCATCTGGTGGCGCCATGAGTAAACAACTCACCGAGCTCGAGCTTGCGACGGCGCGCCACTGGTTTTGCAAGCTGCAGCGCCTCCTCGCGCAGCGCAAGGACCGGGAGCTCGAGCGCCGCTCCAAGCAATCGCCGCACGCCTTCCTTCGTCTGCAGGCGGGAGAGTAATCATGGCGCTCACTGCCGAACAGATAGTGACACGCCAGACCGGCATCGGCGGCTCGGATGCCGCGGCCGCGCTGGGGCTATCGAAGATGAAGACGGCGCTCGAGCTCTACCTTGAGAAGCGCGGCGAGATCGCGCGCGCGGAGCCGGCGGCCAATGATGAGGTCATCTGGTGGGGCCGCGCGCTCGAGCCGATCGTGCGCCAGAAGTACGCCGAGACCACGGGGCGTGTGGTGGTGATGCCGCACGGCACGCTGCATCACCCGGTGCATCGCTTCATGCTCGCGCACGTCGATGGATTGATCGATGGCGAGCCGCGCGGTTATGAAGGCAAGACCGCCTTTCGCTCAACCGGCTGGGGCGATGAGGGCACCGATCAGATCCCGCGCGAGTACCTGCTGCAGGTGCACCACTATCTCACCGTGTGCGATTTCGAAGTGTGGGATGTGTGCGCACTTATCGGTCGACACTTCGCCATTTACGAAGTGCCACGCGATCGCGAGATGTCAGAAATGCTGATCCACGTCGAGGGCGATTTCATGCGCCGCGTGCGCGAGGGTCACCCGCCTGGTCTTGACTACGATCACCCGACCGCACGCGACGTGCTCAAGAAACTCTACCCGGGCACCAATGGCGCGCGCCTCGTGGCCTCTGAATCAGCGATCGCCTGGCGCGAGCAATTGGCCGCGGCGCAGACCGCCGAGAAGACGGCGAAGGCGAACATCGAGAGCTTGAAGTCCCGGCTCCTCGAGGAGATGGGCGAGGCGGCGCTGCTCGCCTTTCCTGACGCGAAGTGCTATCGCCGGCAGGTCACCCAGCGCGCGGGCTACTCAGTCGAACCCACCGAATACGTCGATTTTCGCCTTATAAATGACGGCAAAGCGGCCGCCCTTCTCAAAACACGGAGCACGATGTGAGCACACCAGAACGAGCTGTTAATCCCTTCACCGGCGAGGTGGTCGCAGCGCCCACGGGGGCCTCAAGCCAAGCGCTCGTACAGCGCGAATCTCAGGAGATTCAGGCGCGCATGCTGGTCGCTCGCAATTTCCCGCGCGATCCCATCAAGGCGATGGACAAGATCATCAACGCCTTCACGCGCCCAACCTTGTGCGAGGACGCACAGTACGCCTACAGCAAGGGAGGCACTGACGTGCAGGGCCTCTCCATTCGCGCAGCCGAAGTGCTGGCGCAGAACTGGGGCAATATCTCGTGCGGCGTGGTCGAGCTCACGCGCGCCGGCGGGCAGTCGGAATGCCTCGCGTATGCGACGGATCTTGAGACAGGCTTCCATGATGAAAAGCGATTTTTCATCAAGCACTGGCGCGACACCAAGAAAGGCGGCTACCCGATCACTGAGGAGCGCGACATCTACGAAGTGGTCGCGAACTATGGCGCCAGGCGCAAGCGCGCGTGCATCCTGGCCGTAATCCCGAGCGATGTACAGGAAGCGGCCGAGCATCAGATCGATGTCACGCTCAAGACCAAAATCGAGATCACACCCGACTCCATCAAGGCGATCGTCGAGAAGTTCGAGCCCCTGGGCGTGAACAAGGAAATGATCGAGAAGCGGATCCAGCGACACCTCGAGGCGATTTTGCCGGCGCAAGTACTCACCCTGCGGCGCATCTACACGTCGCTTAAAGATGGCATGTCGGAGGTCGGCGCGTGGTTCGAAATCCCGCCGCCGGCGCCGGAGACCGGCAGCGATAAGCCGCCGGCGGATGTTCCGACCACGCAGACCGACCAGGTCAAAGAGCAGCTGCGGACACGTGCGGGCGCCAAGAAACCCGCGGCCGGCGAGACGGCGATCGACGAGAAGATCCCATTCTTTGATGCCGCGGCCGCAATCGCGGAGCTCAAGAAGGCGAAGACGCTCGCCGAACTGGAGGCCTCGAAGGTCGCGGTGTGGAAGGACTTCGAGGTCACCCGGCGCGCGATTCCGATCGAGGTCGACGATGCCTACAACATGGCCAAGGAAACGCTCGGCGAGCGCGAAGGCAAGCAACTGGAGCTCTAAGATGAAAGTCACCGAACTGTCCGTCGAGAATTTCAAGCGCATCACCTCGGTCGCGGTGAGGTTAAAGCCACACGTGACCGAGATCTCAGGCCCCAACGGCGCCGGCAAGAGCTCCTACATCGACGCGCTGTGGGTGCTCCTGAAGGGCAAGAAGGTGGCGCCGGCGGAGCCGATCCGCAAAGGTGCCGAGCGCTGCCGGATCCGCGGTCGCATCGGCGAATACATGGTCACGCGCATCTTCAAGCGTACCCGCACCGATGAGGTGACCACCGAGCTTCGCATCGAGCGCGACAACGAATCGATGCCGCCCACCGAGAACTTCATGCGCACCCTGATCGGGGATCACATGCTCGATCCGGGGGATTTCATCAATTTGAGTTCGGACGCCAAGTTCGACGTCTTTCGCTCCTTCGTGCCGGGCGTTGATTTTAAGGTGATCACGAACCAGAACCGCCAGGACTACGAGCGGCGCACCGATGTCAATCGCATGGCCAGGGAGTCGCGGGGGGGGGCGCCCCATCTAAAAGTTGAACAATACCCAACC